GTCCGGCTGTCCTGTCCGGCTGTCCTGTCCGGCTGTCCTGTCCGGCTGTCCTGTCCGGCTGTCCTGTCCGGCTGTCCTGTCCGGCTGTCCTGTCCGGCTGTCCTGTCCGGCTGTCCTGTCCGGCTGTCCTGTCCGGCTGTGGACACGACAAGACCCCCGGACAAGTTGTCCGGGGGTCTTGTCTCGTTACGGGCAATGGTTGTCTACATCTACTGTCCAGATTCGTTCTCCTATGCCCTGACATAGTTTGACTTGTCCCGTCTTGCGTAGTCTGTCCAAAGACAACCACACTTTCATGCCGGGCAGGTTCGTTCGCTCACAGATCTGATTTCGGGACAGTGGTCCGTCTCGCAACAGGGTCAAAATGTTCCGGTCTCGTTCGATCGTCTCAATCGGTCGCGGTCGACCGAGCTTCACTGTGTTCTTTACCATAGCCCCAGTTTAGCTAAATCAAGCGGATCAAGCAACCAGCCGTGAATCATACGCATTGGTCAACGCACCTCCGTCGTGGCCGGCTGCTTGCGCGAGAACCTGAGCGGCAGCCCACGACAAATACACCTTTCCGAATCGACGCGTAGTCAACAACTCCACTATTTCTCTGCCTGTCTTCATGTCTTTGATGCGATGACGTGGTGTCTCGCCGGACAATCGTGAATCGCCCGTGAGGTGCAGTAGATAAGGCGTCTTGTCCACGGGAACGCCCGATATCTCTTCCCGGAAGATGCGAAACTCTGACCATCTACATGCGCTGCATGGTGCTATCGGATTCGACCAGGGTTCGGTGTCCGGATGAGCACGGGGCGAGTGTCTGAGAGACTCGGATGACGCGCATCCCAAATACGTCCCTTCAACAATGATGAGCGTGTTCGGATCTTCGGACGGAAGCTCCCAAATTCCGACCATACCCACTTTGTCGTCTATGTTCATTGTTCCTCCTTGCCCCTAGGATACCCCGTACAAAGCCGCACCCCCACCCATTGTCTCGGGAGGAGGTGCGGCTCGATTCGCGATCACGCTTCTGTCGCTCCGAGAACGTGGTCGCGGCCCGGGTTGGGTCAGTCGGAGAACGGATCTTTAGCCCGAAGGTTGGCGTAAGCGTACGCCTTCATCCGTTCGAACACTTCTTTTTCCTTGCCGAGCTTGTCAATTTTGTCAAGCTCCCACGGCTGGGTTTTACCAGATTGCTTTGGACCCTTGTACAGCTTGCCGATGGTCATCGCAGGGAGGCTGGTCTTTGGATTCACGGCGCCGGTCATGTTGAACAACGCGCCACGCTTGCATGATCCGACCAGCTTGCCCGCGAAGATGCGCACGCCTTCAGTTGCTACCGGTTCATCTTCGCTGAAATCGTAGATCGTGGCGTCTACTACGTCGATGGACTTGCCGGCAGAATCTGTGTATCCACCCTTAGTCCACTCGTGAGGGACAATCAGGATGTGATGGTTCTCGAAATCGTCCAGTCCGGAACCGGATGCGCCGTTGTTGAACAGCTCATCATCATCATTAAACGGTTCATCGGTCATGTCGGGTGCCTTCCGGTCGGTTGGGGCGGTGAGTCTTACGGACGGGACGTGCAGCAACTACAACCGTTGCAGTGGCTTCCTAGCTTGCATTGGATGCACACGTCCCAAGACGGGAACAGTGTGTGAATCATTTTGCGAATCATTTACACCTCGTCGTCTGTTGAGTTCATTTAACTAAACTCAACTATCGATGTCAAGCCCGTCCGTCTCGGCATCATCGTCGGAGTCGCTCCCGAGGATGTCCTTCACACGCAGCGCGCGAGTGGCCTTCGCCAACTCCCGATACTCGTTCCGCTTCTTGGCCGCGAATTCGATGATTTGTACCTTGGCTTCGGCGAGACTGATAGGAACCAAGTCCCCGTAGGCTTCTGAGAACGGGAAGATGCGGGGCAGGTTTTCATCCCAGTCGATGACGTAACGACGGGAAGGCGTGGGAACGAGCGAAGCTTCCTCCTCGTCGGACAACACTTCGCCCTTGAGCGCGCGAACCAACAGCACGCCACGCTCGGTCAGCAGGTTGGTCTCTGCATCCATAAAAGCCCGTGAATCGTCCGCCAGTGCCGCGAGCTGCTTCGGACCGGCGGTCACCCCCTTGCCGTCCTCACCGGAGAACAACGCACCCACCATCACGGGACTCAGCCTGTTGGCCTTCATGATTTCAGCGATCTTCTGGACGTTCATGGTTTTCCCTCTCATCTGTGGGTCTAGGTTCCTCGAACGAGTCTATCAGATCAGGTCGTTGATTTGAACGGTTCGTACGGAGCGAACACACCCGTCGCCTTGCGCTTGTCACGAACGTCATCGCACAAGCGTGCCGCTTCCCAACCAACCCGGATGTCTACGCGGTACAACGTGCACGTCCCTGCACCTGCGGGCATGTGCGCTACGATCGCGTAGTCCTCTCGTACCTTGATGTTAGGACGTACCCAGCTCTCAGACGGTTTGTCCCAGACTCCAGCCGTGTTGAATCCGTGCGCGTACATCGCAAGTTGCACGCTGATCTCTAGCTTGCTGTACGTCAACTTGCCCGACTTCACGTCAACGATAGTGTGCGTACCATCCGCTTCCTGTGCGATCTTGTCCAGCCGGCCCGCTACCACGTACGACGGAACGCAGATCACGCGTTCCTGGAACTCAGGCAACACGCGCAATCCGGCTGCATTCAGTGCGTGGCGGTACGCCTCAACACCGAATCGATGTACCTCGGGCACTTCCGAAACAGTCATGGTGCCCGCGTCTGTCTCTTCCGTAAACGTGTGGATGGCCGTGCCCGTGTCGGCCGCGATCTTAGCACCCGCCGCATCTTTGGCCTTTTCCGCCAGTCGATCCAATCGATCACGATCTTCGGTCACGTCCAATCCAACGGCTTGCGCAACCAGATTCGGACACAACGACATACCGCGCACAACCATCCGTTGTTGCCACTGACTCAGTGCGTACGAATCCACGATTGATTTGGCGAACGTAGTAACGCGCGTCCACGAATGTTCTTGACCGGTATAGGGGTTGAGAAGTACGTATCTTTTCCACCGGTCGAACTTGACTTCTGGTTCTTCGGGATGGTCGAACGGGTCAAGTTCTTCAAGATGGTCGAACGGGTCGACGTCGGTCATCTTCACTTCGCTTTCGAATCGAACGCGAGAATTTAGCCATTGGTTCCGCGTAGGATGTGAATCTATCCCGCGTTCACGCATTTCTCCGAACATGTTTGTCGAATTTTCTTGAAGCAAGTTTGACCGAGATTTCGTTGCCGATTTCTCCACTACGCATCGCGTCCGACACCTGGATACCCAGATTCTGTGCGAAGTTTTTCTGTGCGTCAGATGGTTTCTTCTTACGCCATGACGCATTTTTGGTCGTGTTGAACGGCATGCGTTCTTCTGCCTCTGTCTCTGCCCACGCCATAGCCGTGCCCATGGACATGCCGCTGTGCAATCTTTCCCACCTGCCTTGTTTCGGTGCGTAACAAACGTCGAACGTGTCGTTTGATTCCCAGAGAAAAACTTCACCCTCCCCTGCGGGAATGAACATCACACCCGCGTTCGTCACAAGCCACGATTGAGACGATCCCGCGAACAAGTCCAAGTCCCGAACTTTGATGTCTCGAACGACGCACGAACGTGCGTCCGGATCAGCTTCGCGCAGAGTTGCTTCTTCAAGAGACTCGCCCGCACCGATCGACTCAACTTGTCCGGGGGCCAAATCAATCAGGGTAGACAGCTTGCCGCCCGTACCCACGACGTCCAGAACCAGGGCATCTTTTTTACCCGGCCACGGACGCAACACCCTGCCCACCATTTGCACGTACAGAGGTGCGGACTGGGTAGGTCGTGCGATCACCGCACACGATGCCCACGGTGCATCGAACCCTTCTGTCAACACCATGCAATTGACCAATACTTGAATCTCGCCCGTCCGAAAAGCAGCGTAAATTTTGATTCGATCTTCCCGGGGAGTCTCTCCAGAGATCACCGCAGTCCGGATGCTCACCCCACGGAACGCATCAGCGACCCCGTGAGCTGTTGCCACGGTCGGGGTGAACACAACTCCCGGTCGGTCGCCCGCGTGCTCTCTGTAGGCCGTTGACAGCACGTCAGCCATGTCGGAATCCTCAAGGGCCCGACCCAAGTCCCCGCTTTGGTAGTCACCCCCTGATCGTTTGACCGAACCCAGATCCAGTTTGCCCACGGTCACGGATTTGCCCCGTACGTCAGTCAGGTAGCCCTTGGAAATCGCATAAAGAATGGATTTTGTGTACACCACGTCTTGCCAGACATCACCCAATCCAACTCTGTCGCCTCGCGCGAGAGTAGCTGTGAATCCGGCCGCGTAAGTTTTTCCTGAGAAACAACCGAACGCGGCCATGACATTCAGATACGTCTGTGCGGCAACATGATGGCATTCGTCAGTTATTACCAGGCCGATTCCGCCCGACCACAGAACCGAGTCAAGGCGTTTCTTCACGGCGAGTGTCTGCACGGAACAAACCATCACGTCCGCGTCGATCTCGTTGTCCGACGCTTTGACTTTGCCGACCCGAAGATGAGGGGCAATCGAACAAATTTTGGAAATCGCTTGATCGGCCAGTTCGTCCCGATGAACCAGAACCACAACGCGCTGTCGATGTTGTTCAATAAATTCCATGGCCAGATGCGAGAAAATTACTGTCTTTCCCATCCCGGTCGGGAGTACAACGGCTGGTCGTTGCATGCCACCGGACCACGCGTCAAAGACAGCGTCGATTGCCTCTCGTTGATACGGACGCAGATGCATCTTATCAGTCAAGATATTTTTCCTCCCTTGAGGAGGGTATCCTAACGATGTCTGCGAATGTCTGTCAATGTCAGCGAGTGTCTGTTAAGGTGGCTGCCATGAACGCATCGACACATACGGTGCCCGGAGGGTGGTTGACCAGGCATGAAGCAGCTCGACGTGCAAGTGTGGATGTCCGCACGATCGACAGGTGGCTGAGGTGCGGCCGGCTGCCCCGGTATCGGACCGCCGGCCGCGCCGTACGGATTCGAGAACACGAGCTGTACAACTTGATCAAACCACGTAGGGAGGAAACATGATCTGCCCGCCTTGCGCGTGGGCTGCCGATCGACGCGCACCTCGTGATCAACACTGCCACGATCGCGGCTGTATGTGTGGACATCGTATCGAGAGGTACGGCAACACCACAAAGAAGTCGTCGTCATGACCGAACGTATTAAGGCAATTCAGACGCGCGCGTTCGGTTGTTATTTCCGGTCTCGACTAGAAGCGCGATGGGCGACATTCTTCAACACTATAGGTTGGTCGTGGGAATACGAACCAGAAGGGTTCGAATTGGAATCAGGTAGGTACTTGCCTGATTTCAAGGTGCAGGAATCAAATCATGTTTTGACGTGGTTCGAGGTTAAGCCGTTTATGAACGGATGTCCGGACGACCAACGATGGACAGAACTCGCGGTTGGATCCGGGATTCGAATGATCACCGCGTACGGAATGCATCGGAGCGGAGACGGGTGCGAGATTGCGTGGATAAACCACGTAATGCATCCGCACGCAGGTCGTCTCACGCTTCCGAATGGAAATAAGTACGAACTCGGTCCGTTCTGGACGGAACTTCGGTTTTACGATGCGTGGAACGCAGCGTCAGAAGCAAGATTCGAGAGGAACTAAAGTGTCCGAGGAAAGAGGTTTGTTGGGCACGAACCGATGCTCGCATTCAGAAGGGTGTGACGCGATTTCGGAAGTTCACAAGATGATGAAGGTGGACGAACACAACTTCGCACATTGTGTGTTCTTTTGCATGGAGCACGCAAAGAAATACGAACATGTCGCCGCGCAAGCTATCCATTGGGTCGGTCCGGATTGCGATATGCCCGGAGCACGTTGGTACAAAGACGGATGTTGGTCATCATGGGAGTAAAGTTCCCGTTCACAGTAACCGACCCCGATATGTACGATCCGGACAACTCGTTCCGAACAGACTACGATCCCGACCGAGGTGGCTGGTACAAGAAGGAAGAATCGGCCAACGAATCAACCGAAGGGGAAAATCAATGAACGAACTTACACCCGAAATCGTCTTCGCAATCATGCACGATCCGGACAGCCCATACTTCCCGTGTCAAATCTGTGTGTATTGCGACGACTGTTGCACCACGGTTTCCGGCGACTACATGGTCCACGAGGACATGTCCAAGCCGGAGCGGCTGAGTGTCGCACGTACACACCTCACGGCCAACAAGGGTTGGCGGTGCGACGACAGCAGAGACTTCTGCCCGGAATGTGTTGTCGCACAAGCCGACTGACGTAACACAAAACCCGGGGCGAAAGCACCGCCCCGGGTTTTGCCTACTGAACTCACACCCAAGGAAAAGGATACCGCACATGACGACAGTAGTAAACCAATCTCTCTCCCCGGAACACTTTGCGGAGATCACCGTTGACTCGGCAGTCAAACCGGACGTTGCGGAAGCGCGCGGATATCGGACGTTGTACGACCTGCCGGAAGACCGGCAACTCCTCGCGTCACTGGGCTTCGGACGAAACATCTGGGACCGCGAAGAAACCTTCCCTGCGCTGCTGATCCCAATGTACCGAGTGACGGGCGAGATCATCGCGTATCAACTCAAACCACGTGTTCCGCGCAGTCTTGTCAACGGGGAAGGCAAGTTGCACGCGATCAAATACGAAAGTCCACGTGGATCTGTCAACCACCTGGACGTACCGCCGTTCACGCAAGAACACATCTCCGACCCGAACAAGCCCATCTGGGTAACTGAAGGTGTCAAGAAGGTGGATGCCCTGGTCAGTCAAGACAAAGCTGTCATCGGGCTTACGGGTGTCTACAACTGGCGCCGCAAACACGGCACGTTGGGTGACTGGGAAGACATCCCACTTAAGGGTAGGGACGTGTGCATCTGCTTTGATGCGGATGCGAAAGACAACCGAAATGTGCAACTCGCCATGCGCCGGTTCGGTGCCTGGTTGGAATCCAAAAGCGTGCGCAAGGTTCACTACCTGATTGTCCCGAGCGAGTACGACAACAAACAGGTCAAAGGTGTGGACGACTGGTTCGCAGCGGGCGGAACAGTCAAGGATCTGGGTGCAGTGGCAACAACCACCCCGCCGGGTGAGGGGCCTAAAGACGCATCGTTCACGGATGCTGCACTGACTGACGTTGTGTGCGAAGAGGCACTAGAAGGGTCTTACTGTTGGGTTCGCGGACTTGGGTGGCTGGCTTGGGATGGGCACGTGTGGAACGAGGTGAGCGACACGGCACCGACCGAAGCAGTTCGGTTGTGGGCCCTTGACCAATTTCAAAAGACGTTGGCAGAGCAAAAGATCGATCCGTCTCGGGACATGGCAGGCATGATTGCTGGTTGGCGTTCGATCCTGTCCAAAGGTCGTATCAAAGCGTTGGTGGATTTGGCCCGAGGCGTGAACGGAATCGGAAAGGATCCGATTGATTTTGATGCAGATCCGGATCTGATGTGCGTCAAGAACGGGTACGTGGATCTGCGTACCGGGAAACTTCACTATCCAGATCCAGACAAACTAATGACGAAATCGTGCGACGCGGACTACGCACCTGGCGCCATGCATCCCATGTGGGACAAAGCTCTGGAAGCACTTCCCTCGGACGTGCACGAGTGGTACCGCGATCGTATCGGGCAGGCAGCCACCGGTCACATGACGCCTGACGACCTGATGTTGATCTTGCAAGGCGACGGGCACAACGGCAAGTCCACCATTGCCAGTGCCATTCAGGTCACGTTCGGACAAGGTGCCACGGGCTACGGGGTTCTGTTGAGCGATCGGATTCTACTGGCAAGTCCGGACGCGCATCCGACCGAGTTCATGGATCTACGTGGTGCTCGGTTCGCCTTGCTCGAAGAGACTCCCGAGGCTCGCAGGTTGGATGTCCACCGACTCAAGAAAGTAGTGGGCACGTCGTCCATCACCGCGCGCAGAATCAGGCAGGACGATGTGACGTTCACCGCGTCTCACAGCTTGTTCGTCAACACCAACTTCAAGCCCATCGTCACGGAGACCGATCACGGCACATGGCGCCGGCTCGCGTTGTTGGTCTTCCCGTATACGTACAGACGTTCGTGGGAAACGCTGCGGAACAAGTACGACATTCCGATGGACCCGAGGGTGCGTGATCCCCGTACGCAGGCAGACCCGGCGTTCCGACGCGCGGTGCTGTCGTGGATCGTCGCGGGGGCGCAGGCGTGGTACGCGAGGGACTGTGCCATGTTGCCACTGCCGGAGCGTGTGCGGCGCGACACACAAGCTTGGAGGGGCGAGACGGACCTGATTCTCGGCTTCGCTGCGGAGATGCTTCGGTTCGCGGCCGAAGAGCGCATCGGAGCACGGGAGATGCTTGTCGCCTTCAACGAGTGGACGGACGGGCAGGGTCACAAGCCCTGGACAGAGAAGACGTTCGCGAGCCGCTTCGGCGCTCACGAAATCGTCAAGGGGCACGGGGTGGAGAAACGCAAGATGCGCCCCCGGGGAGCGGGCAAGGAAGCCAATCAAATTTCGACGTGGGTCGGAGTCACTGTCAGCGACGAAGGACCGGGGGATTTTTACGACCCGTTTTCCCCGCAAAACCGGACAGATCCACCAAAGGACAAATCACCCGATAATGAAGGTGGTCCGGGTGGTCCAGGTGACCTTGATAACCTAAATTCGAGGTCTATCGCGAGGGTTATCGAAGCTGCTGGACCACCCGGACCACCCCAGGTCAGCGAGCCGAAGAGCACTGGTGTAGACCAGAGCATCGGGCCAAAACACGAACCCACCCCCCAGGAATCAGAGGAAATGGACATGATCTTTGACAACGGTGCGGAAGACCCTGCATTGGACGACGATCCTGTGACGGACAGTGAGATGTCCGCGCGCATCCCACACGACGACGCTCAGGCGCCTTGCGCGGTCATCTCGACACCCGGGGTAGACAACGTCGTCCCCGCCCCGCACAACGCCGCAGAGCCACGTCCCGAGGGTGCTCCAGTGGGCATCGATCTGGAGACGCGAGGTACGGATTGGTTGCGGTTCGGTTCGGACTTCATCGCACTGTCCGGGCACGGCACCCGCGTGGATACCTCACCGGCCGCCCTGGTTGCCCGTATGCGGGCGGGGGGGACATACGTGGGGTCCAACGTCCTGGGGTTTGACATGCTCGTCCTGGAACGCCACACAGGGCTTCGTTTGGAGGAGACGGTTGGGCGCGTCCGAGACACCCAGCTACAAGCGATGATCGTGGATCCGCCCACGTCCTACCAGACCAAACAGGGTCCGGGCTTCAAGTCGTACGGCTTGGACGCAGTCTCGGAACGCGTACTGGGAGAACCCAAGGATGAGCGCGGCAAGCAGCTCGCTGCGATGTTCTGCACAGTGTCACGTTGTGGCCATGGCAAGAGCAAAAAATGTGACGGATGGGAGAACATCCCCCAGGGCGACCCGAGGTATTCGGCCTATTGCCTGGACGATGTTAGCCGATCGGAGCGCATCCACGACGCGCTTCCTTGGACTCCGTACATGGAAAGAGAGATGCGCGTCCAGACGATCATGGCGCGGATGACACTCAATGGATTCCGGGTGGACACGGATCTTCTGTCCGTACGGATCCGGGAAGGTGAGGCACGCAAGGCTGCCGCACAGATTGAACTTCGGGACCGGTTTGGAATGCCTACCGAGCGCATCACTGTGCTGAAGAACGGGACCGAACGCGTAACCGAGTTCAAGAGTCCGCTTGCCACCTCGGAAGGCAAGAAGTGGCTCGGGGGTGTGTACGAAAAATACGGAGTGAAACACCCCCCGCGAACGGAGAAGTCAGGCGCGTTGGCTACCGGAGCAGACACGCTGCGCAGCTTGGCCGACCATCCGAAGTGCCCGGAAGATCTTCGCACCTTGCTCGGACTCATGGGCATCGTGACATCCGAACGCACCATCTACGGGACAATCCGTGACAACCTCGTGGGGGACCGCGTCCACCCGAACATCTGGCCTTCTCAAGCGTCCGGCCGCTGGTCTGTGGACGTGGGCATGACGGTTATGAAAAAGAGTGAACGCAGCGTGTACCTGCCTGAACCGGGCGAAGTAATCATCGCAATTGACCTGAGTCAGATCGACGCGCGCATCGTGGCCGCGCATGCGCAGGATCCCGCGTACCTGGAAATGTTTGCCCCGGGCAGGGACTTGCACACCGAAACCGCTATCGCACTACTGGGTGACGCGAAATATCGGGACGCGGCCAAGCCCATCAGCCATCTCGCCAACTACGGGGGCAGTGAACGCAGAGCCGTCGCCATGGGTCACGACCCGAAGTTGGTGCACGATCTTTTCGAGGCACGTAAGCGCATGTTCCCGGGATTGATCGAATGGCAGAACCGCGTCCGCGAAACGGGATCTGCAGGCGAACTTCTCGACAACGGGTTTGGTCGTCCGATGCGCGTCGAACCCAACTTCGCCTATACGCAAGCGCCGGCTCAAGTCGGGCAAGGTGGTACGCGTGACATGATGGCGGAGGGACTCTTGCAGCTTGCGAAAGACGCGCCGGAGTGTCTTCCCATGTTGCGCGCGATCGTTCACGACGAGGTAGTTTTCTCTGTGCCGGCCGAGCACACGGAAGAGGTAACCAGGATTGCGCTCGGTGCGTTCGAGCGTGAATGGGCGCCCCCGGGAGCAACCATTCCGGTACGTGTGACCGCAGGCGCCACCCGATCGGGAATCAACTGGGCCAACGCGTACGGAAAGGACTAAGCGTGACAAACAGAGGGTTGATGTGCCCGTACTGCGGTAAATACAGTTCCGTCCGGGTGGACGGCAAACTGTACGTGCACAAAGCGACCTACCGATCAACTTTCAGAGGTGCCCCGAATTGCCGAGCGTCCGGGCTGACGTACGACGACGCGAAGAAACTGCGTACCATGGTGGATGATGGAATGAACGTGTGGGACGCGCTTAGGGAATTGAGAAACCAGTGAACTACCGCGCTGCGCGAATGAACATCCGAGTACGCAAACGACGCATGGGCCGGGAAGCCAATAGGCTTGCCGCGCAGGCTCAGCGGTTCGCGGATTGTATTTCGATCGGAAGTCCGTACTCACGTGACGCAGCTGATTTGTTGGAGCTTGCCAATCAGGTGGCCATGAACGCAGCGTGGTTGGACGCAACTCAAGAGACATTGGACGACGTGGAGGAAGAATGACTAAGTATAGTGACGGGTATCGATTCGAATGCGCTACCCGAGACGCGCTCAAGAGAGATGGATATGAAGTGATCCGATCGGCCGGGTCGAAAGGAAAGGTGGATTTGGTCGCGTTCAAAACCGGTCAAATTCTTTTCGTGCAGTGCAAGTTGGACGGTATGTGTCCACTGTCCGAACGCAAGGAACTTGTTCGTCTTGCCGGCCTGGTCGGCGCGCTTCCGATCGTGGCATTCAAGCACAAAGAGGGACGTGTTGCTGCGGAGGTTCGCTATCGGTTGCTCACGGGCACGGGACCGTACGAATACGTGAAGTGGTTGCCTGACTCCGTAATCGGGAACGATCACTGACGTGCGCGTGCGACAATGACTTTATGGTTGAGATAGTTCCGAGGTGCACCAAGCAAACTCGGAAGGGTGCTCGGTGTTCGTTCCCTGCGGGGCACGGCACCGAGCATCTAGGGTTTGGTGCATGCGTCCGACACGGGGGTGGGTGGCCCCAAAGCGAACAATTGTGGAGTGAAGCTATGGAGATTGCTCGCAGCGAAAACGTGTCGCCTACCGAGGCACTTCTTTCACTGGTTCGCACGGCAGTGGGACGTGCTGTCTATGTGGACAGCGTGTTGGTCGAAATCATGCGAAGTCATATCGAGGGAGGAGGTAACCCGCTTGATCCCCCGGACGTGGTGAAACCGTGGCTGAAAGAATCCAGGCAAGAACGCCTGCTTGCCGCCCGGACAGCCAAGGCAGCTATTGACGCGGGCGTGATGATTGCCTTGACGCAACGCATGGACCTAGAAGGCACGCTCGTGGCGGATGCTGTGTCGGCCGCGCTGGATTCGCTCGGTCTCGACACAGATCAACGTACAAAAGCATTGAGCGCAGCTCACGCACGTTTGCTCGGATCGGAATGAGAAACTGATGCACACTACTTACGCGTTGTTCCCGGACGCACGTGAGAGCGAAGAAAATTTGATCAAAGTCAACGCACTGATTCGCGTACGAGGCACAGATCTTTTCGAATACCACTCACCTTTCCATCCAGTGTTGCAAGCGACCAACGAATGTATGGCGTGGATTGCTCACGGAAAGGGTCTTAACTCCGACGAGATGATTGGGTTTATCCGCAAGGTGGCTTGGCATTACCCTGTCTTGCTGGTGTATCGAACGGAAAATGACACACGATGGTCGTTCATGACTGTCGGTGTGAACGACCCGAACCGAGAAGAGTGGCCGTCATGACAGAGACGTGGGCAGTTGTTCCCAGCAACGGACGATCCTTTTTGCGTGAGTGTCTGGACGCGTTGTTGCCCCAAGTTGAAGGCATCATAGTGGTGAGTAATGGGGAGAGCGATTTTCCTTCCGAGCCTCGGGTAGAAATCATGACGGACGAACGACCCGATGTGAACATTTCTCGTTGGTGGAACATGGGGATTGACGCCGTGGCTGCCAAAGGGTTGGGTGAATGGAACGTTCTGGTTGTCAATGATGACGTGATTGTCCCGTCCAATTTCGTCCAAATTTTGTCGGACAACATGCGATCGTGTTCCGCTGCGATATCTTTCCCCAACCAACATGACAATCATCGCATGCTTTGGCGAGATCCCGAACCGGTCAATCTTTTTTGGCGTCTTACGGGCTACTGTTTTATGATGCGTGGCGAGATCGGCCTACGTCTGGATGAGTCGTTGGTGTGGTGGTACGGAGACGACGACTTGGATTGGCGTGCTCGCGCGAACGGCGGTTCGTACTTGGTACCCGGTTGCTCGGTTGAACATCGTGCTCCCAACGGCAGTATGCTTGGCCGACCTGATCTACATGTACAGGCAGGCAAAGACCGGGAAACATTCATCAGGAAGTGGGGACAAGCGCCGTGGTGAGCAAACGAATCGTAGTGACTGGTGGCTCGGGTTTCCTCGGGAACGCGACTGTGAAGGAGGCGTCTGTTCGTGGTCATAATGTGTGGTCATTCGACAGGATCAACGGTCACAACATTATGGAATCTCTCGACGGATTGCGTGACGCAGACACGGTTATCCACCTCGCTGGTATTCTCGGCACGTCGGAATTGTTCGATGACCCAGAGCGCGCGCTAGACATCAACACAAAAGGCACGTTGCGCATCTTGGAATGGTGTCGTGCACATGACGCGCGCTTTGTCGGCATCACGATGCCGGAGGTTTTCCCAAGCGTATACACCGCCACCAAAGTTGCGGCTTATCGTCTCGCGTTGGCGTGGCACACTGCGTATGACGTACCTGTATCGCACGTGCGCGCGTTCAACGTCTATGGTCCAGGACAAGCGCACGGATCCGGTCATCCACAGAAGGTAGTACCTACGTTCTCCGCCCGAGCGTGGGACAACAAACCCCTTCCGGTTTGGGGAGATGGCAGTCAAACCATGGACTTGGTTCACGTGACTGACGTGGCCAGGATGTTGGTGGACGCAACCAACTTCGGAGACGGACAAATTTTTGACGCGGGTACCGGAAAAGCCGTCACTGTCCGTCAATTCGCACGGTTTGTGATCAACGAAACCAGCTCTACGGGCGGCATCGACTACCTTCCGATGCGACGCGGTGAGAAGCCCACCCAGATCGTAGCGCACGGAGACGGATGGGACCTTCTCGATTGGCGCCCCCACTTTAATTGGGCATCCTTGTCGGAAACCATGCGCGGGTACCGCAATGTCTGATGTAGCCATCGTCACAGCCATTTATGACGAATACGACACGCTGAAGCCCGTACTCAAACAAACAGACGTGGATGTCGAGTGGATTCTAGTAACCGACAAAGTTCCGGACGACGCACAAGGATGGACAGTCGTACACGAACCTCGTCCGGGTATTCACCCGAACCGCGCTGCGAAACGACCGAAGTGTCTGCCGTGGGAATACACGGACGCACCCTTGTCCATTTGGGTGGATGCGTCGTTTCGGGTGATCAATTCGGAGTTTGCCCGAACCGTTGTCCGGTACGCGGACCCCATAGCTCAATTTATTCACCCGTGGCGCGACTGTTTGTTCGATGAAGCAGACGCATCAGCCGGCCTAGCCAAGTACGCTCCGGCCGTCGAGGTGACCACACAGCGAGACATGTACCGAGCGTGGGGGCATCCCGAGCACTGGGGACTTTGGGCAACAGGTGTGATCGCGCGCCAACACACCTCCGAGGTTCAATCATTCGGTCACGTTTGGTTGCGAGAATTGTACGACTGGACGTTTCAGGATCAGATCTCTCAACCGTACGCACTGCGTACATCCAGCTTGCGACCCAGCAAGCTGCCGGGCACACACCTGGCCAATCATTGGGTTGCCTATGAAGGAAGTGGACGACATGGCTAACCAATGTCGAGAGCGTCTAGGTATCTGAGTTTGTGACTGAGCGGCTCGCACACGCGCGAGCCGCTCTAACCGTATGTGAGGACACTTTGATGAACATAGAAATCGGCGGCGGCACGCTGGCCCAACCCGGGTGGGTCAACCTGGATCCCAAACACGGCGAAGGACTGTGGCGTCGAGAGGCGCAGGTGATTCCTTGGCCTACCGGAGACAACTCGGTAGATGCGATCCGGGCCAGTCACGTCATGGAGCATATCCCTTCGGGACAGCCGCGCATCGACGTCATGAATGAAGCGCACCGAGTGCTCGCTCCAAGCGCCGTGTTCGAGATCATCGTGCCTGTAGTTCGAACCGATGGACGACACCCGACGTGGGAATCCTTTGCCGACCCCACCCACGTGTCACTCTGGTGTTGGGAAAGTTTTCACTACTTCGACGGCACGTTCTTCGCGAACGCGGACTACGGGGTAAAGCAGTGGGACACGGTGTCTCAGGAGTGGACAGGGAACGCGATCGTTACATGGCGAGGAACGCCTAGGTGAACGAGCCGCTGGTCTCCGTGGTTATCCCCTTTCATGCTGCCCGCGAGCGCAACGGCATGCTTGAACGGGCATCTGCTTCGGTTCGTGCACAAGCAGTTCCCGTGAAACTCATCCAGGCTCGTGATGTGTACAGCATGGGTGCAGCGATTACACGGAATCACGGGCTTATGGAGGTAGACACCCCGTGGGTGGCGTTTCTGGATTCCGATGACACGATGGATCCGGATCATGTAGAGAAGATTCTTCGGTGCGCGGAGGAGACTGGGGCGGACTACGTTTACCCCTGGTTCAGAATGGTCGGGGGGTCGGACCCGTTCCCGATGTTCTTCGGCCGCCCGTGGGACAACGACGCGCCTCACTCGACTACCATTACGATCTTGGTGCGCACCGAGATAGCAAAACAGCTCGGATTCAAGAACGTTGCGTGGGAAGATTGGGACTTCACGCTACGTTGCGTGGCAGGTGGTTTCAAGATTGTCCACCTACCTGAGCGTACTTGGACATGGTATCATCATGGGGCGAACACATCAGGCACCCCGGGACGTGGAGATGCACGCTGACAAACAGGCGGTTGCCCGACGAGCTGCCGAACTGTTGGGCAACCGCCTTATCGTGCCCGTGTGGAAACCACAACCACACCAAATCCCTCCGCCCGGCGACTGGTATGGGTGGTTGCTAATGGCCGGGCGTGGTGCGGGCAAGACAGACGCGTGCAGCGCGTACATCTCAGCTCACGTTGCGGGCCCACCATGCTTGCCTGGCCCGGTTCCGCATTGGGTCGGTATCATCGCACCCACACTCGGCGACGCGGTCACGTCTTGTTATGAAGGGCCGTCCGGGTTGCGCAACCGTCCTGGTGGGGCCAAGCTAGTGCAGGCAACCGGCGGCACGGTCATCAGGTGGCCGAACGGATCTCAAGCAAAACTGTTCGGTGCTCATTCACCCGAGGATCAAGAACGCTTGCGAGCGGGCGGCAACTTGTGCGTGGCCTGGCTTGAAGAACTTGCCGCATGGCGATACCTAGATGCATGTTGGGATCAACTGCGTTTCGGCTTGCGATCGGGCAAGCGACCCCACTGGATTGCGTCCACCACACCCAAGCCACGACCCTTGCTCAAGAAACTCTTGGCCGGATCAGTTGCGAACGTCGCACACACGCACGCCACTATGTACGATAATCCGCACCTCGAACAGAGCGTCAAGGATGCCCTAGAGGAAACGTACGCGGGTACGCAACTCGGGTCTCAGGAACTATACGGCCGGCTACTTGAGCAAAACGAGAACGCTCTGTGGACACGAGAAAGTATCGAGTCCCATCGCGTGCGACCTGATGATCTGCCTGACCTGATACGTAGCACTGTCGGTGTGGATCCTTCCGGCGGTGCGGGCGAACAGGGGATCGTTGTGATGGCTAAGTCCGGGCCACTGTCTGGACAACATCACGGCTACGTGTTGGACGATCGTACGTGCCACCTGTCTCCCGATGGGTGGGGCCGTAGAGCGGTGCAAGCAGCTATCGATTGGGAAACGGATGACATTTGCGTTGAAATTAACTACGGGGGTGACCAGGCTGTTGCCGTGATCGGGACTGCAATGGAGAAGCTAGGCGTGCAGATACCTGTTCGTCAAGTGCGGGCGACCAAAGGAAAAGTCATCCGAGCGCAACCGGTTAGCGCGCTCAGCTCGCAGGGGCGCATGCATCATGCGGGTGTGTTTGAAGCGCTGGAGGATCAACTTACTACGTGGTATCCGGAGCTTGGTTGGTCACCTGACAGGCTGGACGCGATGGTGTGGGACGCTTGGCACCTTAAGTTGGTGCGCGCCACGGCAGCTGGCAAAGGTTCGTTTGGTGCGCAAGCGTCAAGGCGAAAGATAGCTTAGGAGGAAACATGAACGATGGTCTGTTGTTGGTTGTGATGTCGTTGGGTTCGTACCGGCTGACCCGACTGGTGGTTACAGATGATTTTCCGCCTGTGCTCTGGGTGCGCGATCGGTTGGTGGGCGGGTGGCGTGTTGCCACGGAGACCGAACAGAAGGTTCTCAAGGAGTCTGGTTCGTTGTCCAAAGCCGCGAACGGAGACTTGCTCCGTGAAACACACCGCGCGAAGTGGGTACCGGGTTGGTTGGCGTCGTTACTGTCGTGTTCGTGGTGCGCGTCAGGTTGGGTCTCTGCTGGTGTCGTGGGTGGATCTGCGGCCACAATCGGGGTGCCTGCCCCCGCATTGATGTGGTTCGCGGTGTGGGCACTGAGCGCGCTGGTTGCAGCACAGGAATGGTCATGAATACTCCTCGACTTCTTGATTTGTTCTGCTGCGCCGGCGGGGCATCCATGGGATACCACCGAGCTGGGTTCAACGTGACGGGCGTAGACATAGTCCCCCGACCCAACTACCCTTTTCGGTTCGTGCGGGCAGACGCGATTACCTACGCCCGCGAACACGGTCACGAGTACGATTTCATCCACACTTCTCCGCCGTGTCAGGCGAAGTGCGCCTTGACCAAAGGTACGAACGCGGCACTTTCCGACCGGTACACCGACTTGCTGCCGGCCGTGCGTGTTGTCCTGTCTGCGACTGGCGTCCCGTACGCAATTGAAAATCCCGATGCGCGCGCGGATGTTGTGCTGTGCGGAGAGACGTTCGATCTCGGGGTAATTCGACACCGCAAGTTCGAATTGAGCGCTTGGATCACCGCCCGCCCCGCCCACCCGCGACACCGTGGTCGGGTCCGGGGGTGGCGGCACGGCATCTATTACGACGGACCGTATATCGCCGCCTACGGCAAAGGTGGGGGCAAAGGCGCGGTGCCCGAGATCCAAGTCGCTATGGGCATCGACTGGACCGACGTACGCGAGGAACTCACCGAGGCCATCCCGCCCGCGTACGCAGAGTGGGTCGGCCGACGCTTCTTGACCCGGCAGCCGGCTCTGTTCGAAAAGTGAGCGAGCTGGTTGCGGTGCAAGGCCGGACGTGACAAGCTAGGAAGCGTCCGGCCCACGCCGCAAGGCCCCCTTGGTCACCATCTCCCGAGGGGGCTTTGCGCTGTCCGGCGGCTCGTGCGACGCTCTCCGGCTACAGTGGGTGTCGGGAGGTTTCGGCATGCCATGGTGGACGTTTGGGCTAGGTGGACGATCCCCGCAAGTTTCACGTGAAACAGCGGGGATTCTTAGGGAACGTGCACTTACCGCAGCGGCAGTTACAGTACGTGGTCTCGATTCATCGTTCCTACCTAATCAAGAATCGTGGCAACGAGAAGTCTGGGGATACTACAATACCCTAGGCGAGTTTCGGTACGCTGTTGACTGGAAGTCTCGGATGATGTCTCGTGTGCGTCTCTATGCTGCGCGCATCGAACCAGGGCAAGACGAGCCGGTTCGCGTTGAAGACAACTCTCTGGCTATGCAGCTTGTATCCGCCATTGGCGGGGCCACGACTCAAGCTGCCATCATGGACGATTTGAATACACAACTTGACGTACCTGGTGAGGGGTACGTGATCGCGGAAACGTTGGACGGACGAGAGTTTTGGTCCGTCAGATCGACAGAGGAAATTCGTAGACGATCGGGCAAGTTCGAAATCGTTACAGAAAATCCGATGGATACGGTTCGAGATTGGCGCCCCCTAGCACCCGACCATTTCGTCATGCGTGTATTCAAGCCTCACAAGAGGTGGCATAGCATGTCGGATTCTTCCGCGCGCGCTGCCCGTGAAACTATGCGAGAACTTGAGTTGGTTAACCGACACATCACCGCGCAGTATCTATCTCGGTTGGCGTCTGCCGGGGTAGTTATATTTCCGGATGAAGTCACGTTCCCCACTCGGGAAGAATTTGCGGACCAACCGGATCCTTTTATGGCCGAGTGGATCGAGATTGCAGCTCAGGCAATCAAGGAACCAGGTACCGCGTCGGCTCTCATACCGATCCCCATGAAAATACCGGGCGAATGGTTGGGCAAAATTCAACACATTGATTTCACACTCAAGATCGATGAGAAAATTATCGAGAAACGAGACAGTGCAATCAGGGGCCTGGCTACGAAACTCAACATACCCGCAGAAATTCTAACGGGCATGGGAGACGTGAATCACTGGGGAGCTTGGCAACTAGAAGAAGGCGCGCTCAAGACGACGATTGCCCCGGATGCCGAGTTGATTTGCGCCGCGTTCACCACACAATACTTGCAACCCAGACTCAGAGCATCGGGTGTAGAAGACGCTGACAAGTTTGTAATTTGGTACGACATGTCCGAGCTGACACTTCGACCGGACCGATCTGCCCACGCGATCCAAGCGTACGATCGCCTAGAGATTTCGGGCATGGCGTTGCGCCGCGAAATCGGGTTTGATGAAGCCGACAAGCCGAACGATGAAGAACTGCGCGAGCAAGCTCTCAAGGTAATTATTAACAGCTTGCCGTCTGGTGCCGCTTCCGCTCTCGCGCAGTTGGTCGGGGAGGAGTCTGTCGCTCCGGTCATCCCCGTGTCCGCACAAGCGCCCGAGGTGGCGGAGGAAGCTTCTAAGCAAGCTGGGGAAGAACAACGAACCACACCGATTACGCAAGATCAATCGCCCCCCGATGCGGCTGCTGTTCGTACGACGCGTCTCGTCAAACAAGCATCGACGCCGCACGCTATCCGATTCACCGGAACCGACAAGTGGGAATTGTTGCACCCGAACATCTGCGAACAACACGCGTACTCGTGTCCCTATACGCATGCCGCGTTGTCTCTTAAAACAGGTGCGTTCCCGGGGCGCGCAGGTATGTACGAATGTTCTCTCGACAGTTTTGGACGGTTTCGCATTGGAGAACTGACTCCACACGCGGACGCCACTCAGTTCGTTGCAACGTTGAATGGAGGAATCTAGTGGTAACCGTACGTGAAGACTCGTTCTTCCACCTCCGGGGTAGACACGTTCAACATGCGCACGGCAAGTCATCCACGTCAGGTGGTGAACATCTGAGCGGAGCGATGGTTGCACTGATGCCTACCGAGGCGGATGCTCGCAGATTGCGATTGTCCGGGGGCGAGAAGACGGATGATCTTCACTTGACTCTGTATTTTCTAGGGGAAGGTGTGGACTGGTCAGATGATGACCGAAACGTGCTGATCAATTCACTCATTGACTCGGTGTCCGAAACAGGTCCGGGACCGGTGACCGCGCGGGCATTCGGAGTGAACCATTGGAACGGGGATGGAGACTCGCCGTGCTGGGTCCTGTCTGTAGGAGACCGATCGGACAGCGAAACTGTTCCCTTGGAAACGGTGCGACAAGTTGTCACAGACGCCATGAACGACGCAGCTATTCCGGTCCAACACACCCCGTGGGTTCCCCACGTATGCATGGCGTACACAGATGACCTGAGCTTGGCTAAGGAACTCCAGAAACGGCTAGGTGACGTTACGTTTGATCGCATTCGAGTGGCGTTCGCAGGCGACTACACGGACATCGCGTTGGGCGAGTCGTTGACGGCCGGCGCCGTCTCGCTCCGACGTAACTTGAACGATGCCGAGACTAGAGCAGGTACGGATTTTGCACGCATGCAAGGCGACTGGGAACGACTAGTGGACTCTGCTGTCCGGGATATGGCGTCCGTCCGGGACAGTCAACGGGAACAGATCGTAGCTCAGGTTCGGGCTGCCGCAGAGACTGACGACCTGGATGCATTGAACGCCGTATCGGTGGATGACTCCGGACTGTACTCAATTCTGTTCGACACACTGATTCAAGCGGCCACGGATGCGGGGGTTGAACAACAACGAGAGGCGGAGAGCCAGGGCGTTGAGGTCCCTGAATGGAGTCTAGACAATCTGACCGCTGCCGCAGGCGCGCGGCTACTCCAGTCTATCGCTCGTGTGACCGCCCGTATCCTATCTACGTCACTCGTGCAGAGCGCAGTACGTAGGTCACTCACACTGATTGGCCGTCCGTCTGTCAGCCCTGAACAAGTCGCATCCGAAGTGGACACTCATCTGTCGGAGTTGTCTGAGTCAGGGCCGCGTGAATCTATCGGGGGTGCAATTAGTGCAGCACAGAATGAGGGACGTAGGACAGTCTTGTCTGTGGCACCGATCGCATCGTCTTACACAGCTTCTGAAATTTTGGACAAGAATGCTTGCGGCCCGTGTCGTGCGATCGACGGAGAATCGTTTAGCACGTTGGCCGACGCCAATCAAGCTTATCCGTCAGGCGGATATGTGGACTGTCTCGGGGGAGTTCGATGCAGGGGCACAATCGTGGCGGTTTGGGATGAAGGGGAATAGACGTGCCGTACAACGTTGTAGAAAACCATGAAGGGTGCCCAGAAAATTCCCCGTGGGGGGTGGTCAAGGAAGCAGATGGGGAGTTGATGGGTTGTCACGCTTCGGAGGGTGAAGCGGCCAACCAGGTTGAGGCTCTCTACGCAACCGACGAGAATGACTACTCAGGCGATATTGCGCCGTGGCGTGGCCCGTTGGCGATTGAGGGAATCACTACGGGTGACGGTAGGGAGTTCGCCCGTGACTCCCTTACGTGGGTCGATCCTCCGTTGCCCCTGCGTTGGAACAAAGAAGACAGCCACGGCGGGGATGCACACACGGTAGCTGTCAACGTGGGTCGTATTGATAGGATTTGGCGCAAAGATGATCAAATCATGGGCGAAGGAATTCTCAACCTAAAGTCCGAAGATGGACAACGGGTCTACCAATTGATTGAAGGCGAGTTCATCAAAGGGGTATCTATTGACGCGGACTCAATTACGGATGCGGACATGGAGTTCATCTGGCCTGAAACCGATACCATCGGAGAAGACGACGAAGAAGACGATTTTCTCTCCTTGCTTTTCGCCCAACCAGAAAAGGTAATTTTTCACGCAGGGCGCATTCGAGCCGCAACCCTGGTAGACATCCCCGCATTTGCTGAAGCGTACATTGAATTGCTTGACGAGGCCGGCGCCGTAGTAGCGGGTGGAACTCGATACCAGTTCGGTGCGATCGGTCCGCACGACACGGCTACGTCTGATGCTGAATGGGATGGTCCGGCCAACGAATCCCGCCTCCCTTCTCCGCTGACGCTGAATCAAACCCGCGAGGCATACGCTTGGTACGACAGCGCCCGAGTAGAAGATGACATGCTTCCCAAAGACGCGTGCAGCTTCATTCACCACGAAATCGGTGAAGACGGATCTATCGGTGCCGCCAACCTCACTGCGTGTTCATCGGGCATCGGAATCCTCAACGGCGCGCGGGGCGGCACTACGATCCCGGCCGGAGACGTGCAAGGTGTTTATGATCATCTGGCCGCGCATCTCCGTGACGCCGGCCACGAGCCGCCTGTTCTTGTTGCGTCGGGGGCCAAAGCTGTGGTTGCCTCTGTGGAGGTAGATTGGCGGCCACCTGCGGAATGGTTCCAGAACCCTAAGTTGAGCCTGCCTACGGCCATCACAGTGGACGCGTCGGGGCGTCTGTACGGACATGCCGCCCCGTGGGGTAGCTGCCATATCGGGTACGCGGACGAATGCGTATCAGTGCCGCGTGAAGACTCGCACCCGTATTTCATGACAGGCGAGATGATCACTGCAAGTGGATCTGTCGTCTCTGTGGGGCAGATCACCGTAGGTACGAGCCATGCGAACTTGTCGGCGACGCATCAAACCGCGACAGCTCATTACGACAACACAGGTTGGGCAGTGGCCGACGTGACCGTGGGGAACGATCAACACGGCATCTGGGTAGCCGGCGCGATACGCCCCGACGCGGACGCGGACAAGGTCCATTCGCTGCGCGCAGCGGGTGAAGTCTCTGGCGACTGGCGTCGTATCGGGGGGCAGCTTCGATTGGTGGGTCTTCTCGCGGTGAACGTCCCCGGATTCCCGGTTCCTCGGATGAAGGCCCGGGTAGCATCCGGAGCGACATACGCGCTGGTTGCCGCAGGCGGTCCGTCCGTGTCTCGCTTGCGCGGTGTAGACATGAGTGATCAACAAGCTCTTCGCATTGTGATGGACATGCTTGCCAAACGTGTTCGGGGAGGTGAGTAACGATGTGTGCATGCAACAAGAAAGCTCCGAAGCCTGTCATTCCGCAACCGGTTCCGATCGGCTGAACATACAGTGTGGCCCGGGTACTCAACCAGTACCCGGTCCACACTGTATGTTCATTTTTTCCTAGAACTCTATGTAGCACAGACAAATATCTGTGAATTTTCCCGTGCACCTGCCTGTCTCGTCTACGAACGCAACCTTCACGGTGTCGTATTGAAGGCTATAGCTTCGCGCGATTCCGCACCTGTCGATCGCGTGCCCTGCTCCGGCACTTATGCGGACGATCTTCCGATGGAGTATGGCGTCGTCTATACGGGCATCCATCTCAGCTCCCTAGGCCCGACTGATTTAAGTAAACCAGTCGGGTCTAGTTTCCGTCAAGACCCTGCGCGAGCCATGTCGTTGAAAAATTGCTCTCCTTGTCCGACGTTCGTGACATTTGCGTCGATCATTTGGCCAAGCAACGCGCAAAACTTCCAAGGACTCATGGCGTCGATAAGTGCAATCAAATTACCGTCAACTCGGCGTCCTGAAATGTGTTTGTCATAGGCCAGCCACGGCCCGTATGCGAAACCGAACAACTCCGAACGATCGTCGGAGTAGTAACCCGGAATCCGTGCGTTGTTGACGATACACTCCAAGATATCCTTGTGCATGTTGCGACCTGCACGGTGTCGACGCGTGCGCGGACCGATTCCGAGATTGCCCCTCATTCGTCTCGCGAATCGTTGTCCGTTGGTTGTGTTCAACATGGCTTGCCTCTCTGTCCGATTGATTTAATTAAATCATCTTCTCAACCTGTCGTCAACATCTCTGTCCGATTTGATTAGTTTAATCAAACAAAGTGCCCTTTGCCCGAATGGGGCAAACTTTGCTACATTGGCATCGATCTCTGAATACGCATGGCCAAAGGTCCCTCGGGAGGGTACGACATGGCTGATGAGCTTTTTTCCGCCCCACCTGACTTGACGCTGGTCAACGACGCGGATCTGCAGCAACTTGAAGTCGCCGGCGTGGCGGAGTTCGACCGGATCAACGGACTTGAGAATGTCACCCCCGAACGCGTCCAGTACGCATCGCAGCTCTCGGGTGATCTCGACCGGATCCGGGCGGAGCTTGCTGCGCGGGCGACACGTGCACAAAGTCTCGCGGAACGGGAACGCGTGCACGTAGCGGATCAAATGAACGCGCTTCAGACCAGGGTGCACGGACAGGCAACACTCGCCACACCCGAAGGTGCGGGCCCGAACGCGATCACTCCCGAGGGAATTGCCGCTGCGGTAGCCGACGCGGTCACGGCATCACTCATGCGCGTGGTGGGAGACAAGGCGACGCGGGCACGAGCCGTCGCCACATTGTCCGAAACCGCCAATGCGGCGCCGGTCCCGCAGCTTCCTACCCCGAAACTGACTGTCACGGCTAGCGTGGATATTCCGGGTCGTTCTTCGGGAGACAGTCTGGCTTCGCTCGAATCGCTCGCGGATTCGTTCAATCGCAAGGCTCGCGCGCTCCCCGTGTCCCGGTTCGGATCGACCGACAACGGCCACACAGTCGCCACGATCAAAAACAACTTTGATCATACGGTAGATGACCGTACGTCGCCCGCTCAGGTCGGCACCTTGATCAAGAGTCTGACCAACCAGGATGCAAAGTCGGCTCTCGTAGCGGGTGGTGGTTGGTGCGCTCCCTCTGAAATTCGATATGACTTCTTTAATATCGCGTGTGAAGACGGACTCATCGATCTACCCACGTTTGGTGTAACACGAGGCGGCATTCGATTTCCGATTTCTCCGTCTCTGGCAGACGCGATCGGATCGAACGCATTCGGTGGCTTCGCGGTCCCGTTCTCCAATACTTCGGTTCCGTTCCTTTGGACCGAAGGCAGCGACATCGCAACCGTCACCGGTTCCCCGAACAAACCTTGCATTCGGGTGCCTTGTCCGAGCTTTGATGAAGTGCGCCTAGAATGCTATGGCGTTTGTTTGACAGCGGGCAACCTGACGGACGACGCGTATCCCGAGGTAACACAAAACACAATTCGTCTGCTGATGAGCGCTCACGCACGCGCGATGAACACGCGACTCATCGCATTGATGGTGGCGCTGTCGTCCGTTGCCATCACCACGGGCGAATTTGCCGGAGGCGGTACGCCGGCTACGGCTAAACCCGCGTTCCAACAGATTCTCTCCGGCATCGATCTAGGTGCCACGGATTATCGTGCACGTTACGGCATGTGTATCGATGACGTTCTAGAGGTGATTGCTCCGTACTGGCTTCGCAATGTGATTCGTGCGGATCTGGCGTGGCGAACAGGTGTGGACTTGCTCTCCGTAGATGACACGGAAATCAACGCATTCTTCACCGACCGGAATCTGGCGGTGCAGTGGGTCAACGATTGGCAAGTCCGGGGATCGGGTCAGTTCGGCAACGTCACCCCCATGACTGCGTGGCCTACTACGGCCGATATCATGATCTACGCTGCTGGTACGTTCCTTCACGGCAACGGTATGAGCCTGGATCTCGGTGTAATTCGAGACAGCGTGTTGAACGCAGAGAACGACTTCACCGCAGCGTGGTCGGAAGAGTGTCATCTGATTGCCCGGGTCGGTCACGAGTCCCGCCAATACCGGATCACCTTCTCTGTGATGGGTGCGACGACGGTTGCCCAGCTTGTTCCGGGAACCAACATCGACGCGTTCCCGAACCTGTAATCCGAGAGGGGTGAAGTTCAATGGCCGGCGCACGTCCAATAGTCGATCCACCATCGTTCACCCCTTTGCCGTTCGGGCTTTGGGATTCGATCCAACAACCGACTGCCACACCTCATTGGCAGTACGGCGTAAGTTGGATCGAACGTTGCCCCGTTGGGTCTACTACGTACGATGAATGCATCTCTGTAACCGGTACGGGATCACCTCCCCCGTCTCCGGCCAAGACAGACAACGTGAATCAGACGTTCCGGGGAGCGACACCCATTACGGTGTTCGCCCGGTTCGATTGTTCGCCGGTCGGTATCGGGGATGCGACCAATGCAGCGGCGGATGCGTTGGCCCGTGTGGAATCCACACAATTGGAGACAGCTTTCTGGACAGGCACGGCAGGTAATCGTCCGGTTGTGTTCCCGCATCTTGCTGCGAACGCCCCTGTCCTGGACGCGCAAGGCTTCACTCTTCAGACAGCCGCATCCATCGTTATTACCGGAGCGGACGTTGCAGATAGTCTAGGCGCCCTAGAGCAAGAACTGTCTGAGTGTTATTCGGGACAAGGCGTCATTCACATTCCACCCAGCGTGTTGCCCACGTTTGTCGCGTGGAATCTCGCGATAGAACGAGACGGCGATTTGTGGACCCCACGAGGTAACCGCATTGTGGTCGGTGGTGGTTATCCGGGTACGAGTCCGAACGGGGTAGCGCCAGCAGCAAATACCACGTGGATTTACGCTACGGGTGCAGTGTTTGGGTACCGAGGTGACGTTTTTCTCACCCAAGAACACGATTCACTCGACCGTGCAGAAAACACAATACAGATGATCGCAGAACGCACCTACGTCATCGGGTGGGAATGTTGTCATCTTGCAACATTGATCACTTTGGGCGTACCCGTATAAGGAGAGTTGGACGATGGCTGGTTCAACGTGCGCAACACCTATCAAGGGTACGCACCTAAGGATCATTGCACTTGACGCCTGTGGCGTTCCCGTGACTGGAAGTGCGGGAATGGTGGTGGTCACTAAGGGTTTCGTAAAAGTTGATATGGAACCTCAGTATCAAGATGGCGAAGAATTCTTCGAGCGCACGGCAGATGGCACCCCGTGCGTGAATCAAAAAGACGATCCAACGTTGACTCGCATGCAACTAACGATCGACTTCTGCGAGATCAACGTGTTGGGAGCTGCGTACATCTCGTCCGCGCGTCTGCTCACAACGGGCGTTCCTACCACGGGCACTGGCTTCGCGGTGTCTGAGGGTAACGCTCCCAACAGGTACTCCCTTGAAGTCTGGCAGGCGGTAGCTGGTTCGGGAGCATGTGACGCATCAGGTGTTCAGAGATATATTTACAATGCGTGGCCGAACGTGGGTGCGTCTCAGTTTGGCACGTACACCATTGAGAACGGCCGGAGTACACTTCAAATCATCAGTGAGACCAAAGCTGCGTACGCGCTCTGGGACACTCGGGTCGGTGCTCCGTGGTTGCCTGTGGGTGCGTTCGTGGATACAGACGAACACTGGGTGTGGAACGTCACCACTACACCACCTCCTACGATCGCGTGTGATTCTACAACGCTGGTCTAGGGACTGGACATGTTGGCGTTGTACTCGAATTACCTTCAGTTTCCGGGTGGTGGCCCTGCCGCCAACTACCCGGTAACGGTGCTGCCCGTGGGATCGAATCAAGCCGCTCGGCTGTTCACGGATTCCACAGGCAGCATCCCAGCGACCAATCCCGTAGTTACCAATGTTGAAGGTTTCGTCAGCTTTTGGACTGCCCCCGGACACTACGAAATAGTCATCGCGGGTGATCACATCAGAATTCCACTCGACGAATCGAACGAATCACTCGTATGGCCGGATCTCTGGGTTCATGAACAATTCACTCCGGCAACAGTGTGGACAATTAACCACCACTTCGGGGTGTATCCACACGTGGAAATTTTGATATCAGGAGAATCCACGGAAAGCGCAGTGTCTCACCTAGATGATGAAACAACCGTCATAACGTTCGGTGCTCCGACATCGGGCACTGCCCACCTGCGGAGGTAACCTTGCCCGGAATTCAGTTCACCAATCAATCCGATATGAATGGGTTCAAGATCACGGAACTTGGACCGGGGGCAGCGGGTACTGATGCTGTAAATCTCAATCAACTCAACGCGTCATCTCCGCAGGGATTTGCGCAAAATATCGGAGACGGGTCCGCGCTCACTTTCACTGTGACTCACAACTTGAACACCACTGACGTGATCGTCGCTTTGTATGAAATCTCATCCGGCAATTTCGCCTTTGCTGACGTTAGAGTAGCCTCTGTTAACACGGTTGTCGTGTCATTCGGTGCGATTCCCACGGTCGGTCAATATCGTGTGCTCGTTATTCCGGTACCCTGATGTCCCTTCATGTACGTAGCTTGCTCCGATTGTTCAACACGTCCTCACACCCGCTCGGGTCCGCAGTGGGAGATATGTGGTGGCGAAACGACCTGTCTCAGGCGCACGGATCAGACGGTGGCGCTACACCGATCGTGCTCGGTCCAACAGGAAACCTGCCCGTAGTCCGCTCGACAGGTTGGCACAGTGTTCCTCCGGCTGGGTCATCTTCGGCAATCACACCTGTTCTTAACCGTGCGTATGCGCTACCTGTTTGGCCCGGCAAGTCTTGCAATCTCACGGGCGTAGCCGCAGAGGTTACGTTGTTGGGTGTGGGTAACTTGCGATCAGGTCTGTACGCGGACAACGGGGCATCTGTGCCGGGGACGCTGATAGCGGATTTCGGTACGGTAGCAACGGGCTTGGCCGGGGTGAAGACGTGGACGCCTACCCCGGTCGCCTTGCGTCCTGTCTTACACTGGTTGGTTCTCGTACAACAGGGAATTATCAACGTGGGACTTCGCGCCCGGGACACGTGGGATCCGCTGGTGTCTGAGACGTCGTCGTCTCTCTCCGGCAACAGGACCGCGTACTTTGCGGACGGAGTAAGCGGCACGCTGCCGGCGTCATTTGGGTCGGTGTCCGGCACGACACAAGGGCCGTCCGCGATCGTGCAACTTACGTAAGGGGATGCCGTGACGCTGGCACAGTACACAGACACGTTCTGGTTCCCGTCCGGAATCCTGGCAACGTCGATGGCTGCTACGGTGTTCATGCGAGGCAATAGCGCTCCGGCGACTCTTTGGGCTAACTCGGTCGGCACGATTCCGCTGCCCAATCCACTGAGCACTGATTCATTTGGCGTGCTGACGTTCTTCGCGGCTGTCGGAGAATATTGGATCAACATCGACACGGAAACATTTCTTGTTGACGTGGGGATGTCTCAGGAACAAGCCGATTTGTCGTCGGGCACAGCTTCGGGCGGCGAGATCAATGTCAACGGATTGAACACTAAAGCTATCGACATATCTCCGCTTGTTGGGTACGTGGTGGCCAATGATCTCGTAGGTGCGCAAAGTCCGGGTATTGTAAAAATAGATTTCCCGGGGGCGACCGTGGTTATGGACGCTGCGGCTCAGACTAGGCCCCAGACGTGGTGGTTGATGGACATCACGGGGACAGTAATCCAGCAAGCTACTCAACCAACCAACTCGCAGCGACGAACCCATCTGATTTTGGGTGTCACGTTTTACGATACGGTTGCGGGGATGATTATTGAGGATCAAACGTTGCCCGTTATCCTTCCCCAACAGGCCAACCAACTAGCCGATTTGATGGACTCGCTGAAGCCATTCAATATTTCGGGCAATGACGTGGCACCCAACGGAACGAACCTCAATTTTAACAAGTCGTCAGGGACGATATTCGCCAGGGCGTTCAACCATTTTTCCGGAGCTGTACCGACAAACGATCCTCACGTCTCTGGCACACTCGCGCATTTGCCTGCGCAGTTCCGTAGAGTTATACGCAATGATTTGGTTCCTACGCCCACCGTTGTGACGACACTCAATCCGGCCAACTATGATCTGAACGGTGTACTCACCCCAGTGGGCGGAGGGGTGAATACGGCTACCATTCAAAGGGTTTATCTATTTGCCGCGAACAGTCCAACTGCTCAGTTGGTTGTGCAGTACGGACAGATGACCTATTCAAGTTTGGCTAACGCTGTAGCCGCTATAGGAAGTGGAACGTTCGTACCCGCACCATTCACCGCAAGTGGCACGCTCATCGGGTATATAACCGTGATCAGATCTGCCACGAATTTGTCCGATCCGACGCAAGCTGTGTTCACCAAAGCCGGGAAATTCGCTACGCCCTAGGAGGGGTTCATGCCCGTCATTAACCCGTCGTCTCCCACGGGCGTGGGGTCGGAGCAAGGGGCCAATTTCGGTCCGTGCGACAACTGGCCGTACCGACTTCTGTGCGAGGTTTCCGCAGAGTCCGCACCTATCACCGGCTATGCAGTCGCCATGGCAACGGACTTGCTTTGGTCGATGACCGGCATGCGATTCGGACTATGCAACGTCACATTGCGGCCGTGTCGGAGAGACTGTTACGACACGTTCCCGGATGGGTGGGGTATGTGGCCTCAACCGGCTCTAATCGGTGGCCAGTGGTTCAATCTTACATGCGGCGGGTGTTTTGGAGATTGCTCGTGTTCTTCAGTCAGTGATTTCGTTCTACCGTCACCTGTTCACCAGATACTCGACATCACCATTGACGGCACCCCGATGGTGACTGGGTCGTACCGACTGGACAACAACAGAATTGTAGTCCGTACCGATGGTGGAGTATGGCCCGCATGCAATGACCTGTCTGTCGATGACGGGCAACCTGGAACATGGACAGTGACAGCTACGTTCGGAGAACCTGTTCCCGATGGCGGCGTGCTGGCCATGGGCGAGTTGATTTGTGAGATCATTCGGGGCGCCACGGGTGGGGACTGTCGGTTGCCTGCCGGCGTTACGCAACTCATTCGGCAAGGTGTGACGATTCAATACCCGGACATCGGTGAGATGTTTCGGCGGGGTCGTACGGGCCTATACCTGGTGGACATGTTCATCAATACCTGGAACCCTTATGCACTGAGACAACGTTCCCGAACGTACAACGTGGACCGACCAACAGTCAGGCGTACGAACACATGAAGAAACCCCCACCCGATCGGGTGGGGGTTTTCGCTTACTTGCTTACGATCGTGATTTCGAACTCCTGGTCTCGAATGACGACTGTCAGTTTAGTGTCACCTTCTTGCACCCGATAGAGTCGCGGGAGGATCTCACAGACTCGTTCCCTTTTTAGCAGTTTGGATATTACGTAACTCAGATCAAGAGAATCCATTTTATCGTTCCACCCCTTGTTCGATCTCTTCCAGGGTCCGGTTGCAGTGGTCGCATCGATCGGCGTTCGCCTGGAAGATTTCGCAGATACATTCTTCTTCAACGTCTTCCGCGTGCAACTCAGATGATCTGAACCGAAAACCCGCCCCGTCCACCTGAGTCCACGGTTGGGGATCATGCGCGTTGCGTGGGTTGTACGTCACGTCCCACGATGATCCGCACACCTCATACCGAATTGCCTTGCCTTCGACGCGCATCCGGAGAAGCTCTCGGGTGGTGCCGATCCATACGCCCGTGAAGGGCAAGTACTTAGCCACGTTTTGTTCCTATCTCCCTGCGTAAGTTCGACCGGCCTTATTAAGCGTCGTTTTCCATCACCGTAGCCCACGGGTCGTACAGTGTGTTGAAGTCGGTTTCGCTGATTCGGTCTCGTACAACCAATGCGAGGATAGCGCCCCACGCAGCGTTTCGCGCAGTGTCCCACGCAGCGTTTCGCGCAGTGTCCCACGCAGCGTTTCGCGCAGTGTCCCACGCAGCGTTTCGCGCAGTGTCCCACGCAGCGTTTCGCGCAGTGCCCCACGCAGCGTTTCGCGCAACGGACAGAGATTCAATTTGTTCCGAAGTCAACTGCCTAGCTCGCGCGATCAGAGCTTCAATCGCAGTTGTCTGCGGTCCGTACTTCATGTCCCGCTCTCCTTCTCTCGATTGATTTAATTAAATCAAAATTGGCCGACCCTGTCAACCCCGTATCCTGGCCTCATGATCTCAGGACCTATGAAGTGGTACACAGTAGCGGAGACACTCAGACAAGCCGTGGACGCGGGACTGAGTGTCTCCGTGCAGCGATCCGGGGTAGTGCCCGGGGTGATCGCGTGGGACGCGTGTGATTGTGGCCTGATTGCAGTCAGTGTGAACCAGATTTACCCGTCCGAAATGTTCCCGGAGTTGTTGACCAATTCATCGGGTAGCTGCGATGCATCTCATGAGGTTGCGGAGATCATCATTCAGGTAGTCCGATGTGCACCTCAGCCGGCTGAACCGAACTTCGCGCCTACCGTGGCGGAACTGGACACATCCGCTCAAGAAATACTGAGAGACGCGCACGAATTGATGAAGTTCGCACGTGAGACATTGTGCGCCATGGAGAGCAACGGAGACATCTACGCGTGGATCTTGCGGCCGCTTACCGCACAAGGTCCATCAGGTTCGTGCGTGGGCAATGAACTACGCGTGTTGGTGGGACTTCTGCGCGGCTGAACCTCCGCCCGAACCGGGCGGAGGTTCGTGCGCGCTACCGCGCGGTCCTACGATCCGCGTATGTAAGACACGTTTTGCAAGTGAGCGGAGCGATGATGACGCGAAACTTAGTCAGGTTCTGGTTCATGCCGCCACCCCGGCACAACGGGTAGAAGTCTGCCTCTGACAATCCCGGCATGGCGGTGTGAACTTTACCACCGTTGTAACTGATCACATTCGTCGTCAGGTCCACCTCCGTATCCTCCGGCTCGTCTTCCACGATGTAGAGATCTTCCAAGACAAGGAGAACGCGGCGACCATTCTTATACTTGATCTCGTGACGACCGGAACCGGATGACATCTCCTGGACGTCTTGCTTGCCATCCATCATCGCGTAGTTCACTTCCGACATGGCGTCAGCGATGGTCACTGCGATGGAAGTTCCGTTCTCAGTGCGAATGTAGACCTTGTTCATGTCTTCTCCCGTGTGTCTCCGTGTCCAACTGGTTTAATTAAATCAGACCTAAGGATCAGAGTCAACAGCACGAACCTCCGCCCGAACCGGGCGGAGGTGAAACAACTACGCCCCCATCCAACTCGGATGGGGGCGTAGTTTTAGTTCACGAACACGAACATGTATCACTACCTGTGAACCACTGCTTGCACCTGGAACAATATTTCCAATCCTCCGCCATACCGAAGAAGTATTTTTTGATCATGATTTCTTTCCTCTCGATTGATTTAATTAAATCAGATCCGGCCGGGCCCGTCAACCCCTCTGTACGCTGGGGGCATGTCCATCAACGTGACCACAACCGTGACCATAGACAGGACGCGACTGGAACGCCTGCTCAGGTTGCCCGGCGGGTTGGTGTACCTCAACATGCAACGGCGTGTCCGACGCGCGGAGGAGGCAGCACGTCGGCTCGCACCAGGCAGTATGAAGGCAGGCATCTCGTCCCAAGTGGGCCGGCAGCGGGGTGAGATCACGGGTTACGTCACCAGCTCTCACCCCGCCACGATCTATGTGATCAAGGGAACTCGCCCCCACACGATCCGTCCCGTACGTGCGCAAGCGCTTCGGTTCACGGTCGGGGGGCGAGTCGTTTATGCACGTATCGTGCACCACCCGGGCACGCGGTCGAACGATTTTCTCACAATCGCGCTCAGATCCGTTCTGTAGGCGAATCCATCACATTGGCCCACGGGTCGTACAGTGTGTTGAAGTCGGATTCGTTGATCAGATCACGCGCAATCAACGCGAGGATAGCATTCCGTGCAGCATCCCACGCAGCGTTCCACGCAGCGTCCCGTGCAGCGCCCCGTGCAGCGCCCCGTGCAGCGCCCCGTGCAGTGTTCCGTATAGCATCCCGTGCAGCGTCCCGTGCAGCGCCCCGTGCAGTGTTCCGTGCAGCGTTCCGTATAGCATTCCACGCAGCGTCCCGTGCAGCATCCCACGCAACGCCTTGTGCAGTGTTCCACGCAGCGGACAGGGATTCAATTTGTTCCGAGGTCAAGCTCTTGATCCGCTCTATCAGAGCTTCAATCGTGGTGGTCTGCGGTCCGAACTTCATGACTTTTCCCCCATCATATTGGCCCAGGGTCCATACAAAATGTTGAAATCGGATTCGTTGATCAGATCACGCGCAATCAACGCGAGGATGGCGCCCCACGTAGCATTCCACGCAGCATTTCGCAAAGCGCCCTGCTCAACATCCCACGTAGCGTCTCGCACAGCATCCCACGTGGCGTCTCGTACAGCATTCCACGCAGCGTCCCGTACGGTACCCCATGCAGCATTCCACGCAGCGTCTCGCGCAGCATTCCACGCATCACCCCGCAGAATGTCCCACGCAGCGTTCCACGCAACGTTTTGCGCATCATTCTGCGCGGCGGATAAAGATTCAATTTGTTCCGGAGTCAACTGCTTGGCTCGTTCTATCAGAGCTTCAATCATGGTGGTCTGCGGTCCGAACTTCATGACTTTTCCTCCATCACATTGGCCCACGGATCATACAGTGTGTTGAATTCGAATTCGCTGATCAGATCCCGGACAAACAAGGCTAGAGTAGCGTCTCGTATCGTACCCCACGTGTTGCCCCAGATGACGCCTTCTCCGGCAATCCGAACGTCTGACCATGTGTCATACCAAGTGTTTGCACGGTTGGCTTTTCGAGTTGCGTCCCGGAGAGCATAAAGAACAAGTGCGTAATCATGACCACATCCATCCCAATCGCCCAACGTCTTTACTTGTTCCGGAGTCAAGTTGGCGAGTCGATCAAGCAGGGTTTCGATCGCAATTGTCTGCGGTCCGTACTTCATGCGTTTGCTCCCGACACCCGATGGTAATGAGATCAGTTTAACTAAATCGACCTTGCCCTGTCAACCCCTACGTTCTGTAAGCAAGCCGGCAAGCTGCCTCAACCCTGACTCGGCTCTCGCATTCGAACATTTGTACACGAACAATCGTTCGAACATTCACGCGGCAACGCTCTGACCTGGGGTGGTCCGGGTGGTCCAGCAGCTCCGTTAACCCCGTGATAGATCTCGAATTTAGGTTATCAGGGTCACCCGGACCACCCGGACCACCACCTGAGCGTAACCAGTTGATTACAGTACGTCGATCACTCACCGTGATTCGGAATGATCTTGACGGCGTCTCGCGTACGCTGCGTATATGACTGAGATCCCGGGCAACGGCGTCAAGAGCTTCGGTAAGGTTCGCACCAAACATCTCTTTCGCGTGGATGACACGGACGATGTGTTCGAGGCAGTGTCCGCGATTCCTGCGGAAACACTTGCGGATTTCGCGGGGCGATTCGCCAACATGGAAGATCTGGATGTCTCCAAACGGTTCGGTGTCATTATCGATGTCCTAGAGATGGTTTTGCTGCCAACGTCGTTCGCGATCCTCCGAAAAAGGATGAGCGACAAAGAGAACCCTATTGAGTTGAACCAACTGAACGATATTCTCGTGTGGCTTTTGGAGCAGTACGGACTACGCCCTACACAACCGTCCTCAGACTTGTCGGGTGGGCAATCCAGCCCGGAACCTGGCACGAACTTGACGGCAGATGTGTAGCCCGGGGCGTTGACCTTAAGTCGCTCTCTAGTGACCAGTTTCTTAACCTGATTTATGTAGAGATGTTGGATCGTTTGAGTCCGAAGGAAGGTCAGTCCATGCAAGACGCGCGGAAAATGCTTGACAGCATGCTCGGTGTATCCGCGTGGTCGGTGCCCGGACAAGAGTCACGTACCGCGAAATCGCGCGATCCGGATGCCCCGTGGTGGTGGGACAGTCCTGAGGAAGCTTCTGACAGTTTTCTCAAGAGCATGGGAGTCGTTCTGTGACAACCCCCACCGGGGATCTCGCGGGCAGTGCAACGATTCAAATTCAAGCGGACACTGATCCTGCCATGCGTGCCATCAATGGTTTGGCTCGTGATGCCGGTGGGCGACTCCGGAATCTTCAAGGTCAGTTCGTAGCAAGTGCCGGCGGCGCCAATGATACGTCGCGATCGTTTCTGGGGTTGAGCAACTCCTCCGACCGAGCCGGTTTGAGCCTAGGTGGGCTCGGTCGGGGCGTTGCGTCCATGGCAACGTCGTTGAGCGTGGTAGGTGCCGCTGCGGGCACGGCACTTCCTTTGCTTGCCGGCTTGGTTGCAACCCTGGGAAACATCGCTCCGGCAGCGGCAGGTGCAGCTACCGGATTTGTTGCCGTCGCTGTTGCAACGAACACGATCAAACTTGGCATGGTGGGTGTTGGAAAATCCATCTCTGCTGCATTTGAAACGGGCAAAGGGAGTTCCGAAAAGTTTCAAAAATCCCTAGAAAAATTGTCCCCCAGTGCTCGGGATTTCGTTGTTGCAGTTCGAGATTCGCGAGACAGTCTCATGACGTTTCAACAATCTATTCAAGAGGGACTGTTCACTGGGCTGGACGACGTATTTAAAAACACCGCCTCGTCTGTACTGCCTGTACTCCAAACGAACTTGACTACCACGGCAAACATTCTTGGCAACATGGCAACGGGGGCTGCAAATGCAGCATCACAGCTCGCTAAAGACGGAACCCTCGGGAAGGCTCTGGGGGGAGCGAACCAAGGACTCAACGACCTTCGAAGAATACCTGGTCAACTCGTCACCGGATTTGTGCAGATCGCAGCTGCTGGTACACCTGCGTTCACTGCACTGACAAAAGGTGCGGCGGGTGCTGCGGACGACATCTCGGGAGCGTTGACCCGGGCGTTCAAATCGGGCGCTCTTGAAGACGCGGTACGTAGCGCACTGAATGTGCTCAAACAACTGGGTAAACTTGCGTCCAGTGCGTTCGGCATTCTACAGAACGTGTTGAGCGCGGCAGCAACCGGTGGTGGCGATCTGTTTCAGGTGTTGGGGACCGTGCTCAATGTACTGGAGAAATTCACCGGAACCGCTGCTTTCCGAGACGCGATTCAAGCCCTGGTTCAGACAATGGGTGTTCTTGCAACCAGCGTCGCGCCCTTGTTGCTGTCTGCTCTCAAGGTCTTGGCGCCCATCTTCACCAACCTCGCGGGCCCCATTCAAAGTTTGATCAAAGCACTTGCGACTGGTTTGGCCCCCATCATTGCAGCTCTCGGACCAGTGTTTAACGTGACGTCGAAAGCGTTGGGTACGTTGATCTTTGCACTTGCTCCACTCTTCCCGATCGTGGGCAAGTTGATCGCACAACTCGGTCCCATACTCATACCCATCTTGGCAGCCGTGGGTCAAGTCGCGGGTGCGCTGGGACCGATTATCTTGAGTTTGACATCCGTTTTGTCGGGAGCACTACAACCCATTCTCGCGGTGTTGCCAAGTATTATTCAGCCAATTCTTGACGCGTTTTTTCAACTACTCCGTGCTGTACTACCTATCCTCAACACGTTGATTGTCGCGTTGACTCCAGTGTTGAACGAACTGTCCGGCACGTTTGTTGAGTTGCTTGTTGCTTTGACACCCGTCATCATATCGTTGCTTCTTCTTGCAACAAAGATTCTCGTAAAGCTGGTTCCTGTCATCATTCCAATAATCAATCTTCTGCTCAAACTAACGCTAGTTTTTTCTCAACAATTGTCCAACGTAATTAACTCCGTAGTGATACCTGCAATCAATGCAATAATCGCTCTACTTCATGGCAATTTCTCAGCTGCTTTTGGTTTTGCCAAACAAGCTGTCTTCAACTACATCTCAATTGCGCTCCGACTTTTTAGAGAATTTCCAGGCAAAGTTTTTTCTGCATTGATCTCGCTCGGTAGCAAACTTCTTTCTGCGATCGGTTCGGCTTTCGGTAAAATGATTAGCGCGATCGTCCGCAAACGAGGTGACGCCATTCGCGAGGTTGGCAAAATTCCTGGCATGGCGGCCAAAGCGCTGTCCGGTTTCGGTACTCGTTTCTACAACGCCGGTCGTTCGCTGATTCAAGAATTTATCAGTGGTATCGGAAGTTTGGGTAGTAGCGTATCCGATGCAGTATCCGATATCGTAAGTGGCGCTACGAGTTGGTTGCCCGGTTCACCCGCTGAAGTTGGCCCGTTGTCCGGAAAGGGATACACGCTCTTTCGCGGACAGTCTTTCAGTGAAGATTTCGCCCGTGGCATTCAAGACAATTCAGATGAGGTAAACAGAGCGGCAGGCGGGGTGGCGCGTTCCGCGAGTCGCGGCGTAACTACGGCCGGCGCGACGTTGCCCCTGAGCAACATGGTAACCACGGGCAATCAAGCTGTTGTCCCAACTCCAACCACGATCGAACTGACGCTGATCAACCAAGGTGTCCTGGGTTCACGTGTTGAAGTGCTCGATTGGCTCACGAGAGCGATAGATGAGTTGCGTCAACAGCGTCGTCTGCGGGTGAACCTGTAGTGTGGAACAACTGTGTTACGGGCGCCACGTATTCAGCTCTCGTTGATTGGAATCAAGACGGTGTCGTTACGGGTGTCGGAGAGAACGTCACTCCGAACATTCTTGACGGTGGTCGATTTACCTACGGATACGGGCGCGATCAAGCCCGGCAACTTTCTCCGTCAGCCGTGGGACAAGCAGGATTCGTGCTGTGCAATGCGAATCGGATGTACAGTCCTGAGAATCAAAGTTCTCCGTTGTTCGGAGATTTGGGTCCGGCTCGTGAAGTCACGGCTGAAGCCATCTTTCAGAACGTTACTTATCCGTTGTTTACCGGTCGGATAGATGACTTTTCGGTCCACGCAGACAGGGCCGATCGCACGGTTGATTTTACGATCCTCGACGGCATGGCACTTCTCCAAGATGTCACGCTGTCTACTGCTGTTTATGAGGGACGTAGAACCGGCGAAATTGTAAACCTCATTTTGGATGAAGTGGGGTGGTCAACAACCTTGCGAGACGTTGACTACGGCGCGTCGTTCACTCGGTTTTGGTGGGCCGAAGATACGGACGCCTTTTCTGCTTTGCAAGAAGTCGTGCGCGGGGAAGGTCCACCAGCCATCGCGTACGTAGCACCGGACGGCAAGTTCGTATTCAGGGACAGACACCACCGGTTGCAACGGATTCCATCCCTGATATCTCAAGCGCTCTTTGCCTCGACACGTCTTAATGTGTGTCCGCCGGTTACCGGGGCGCCAATGGTGACAGGATCTTACTTTTCTTACACTCCTCCGTTTGAGTATCAACACGGGTGGCGAGACATCGTCAACGTCGTACAGCAAAGCGTTGACGAACGGAGACGAGAACCTTTCTTTGGTTCGGTGTGGTCGACAGATGATCCATTTTCCATCTTGATCGGACAAACGCTTGAGATTAAGGTGTCTGTCGGAGACCCGTTCAAAGACGCGATCACACCTGTTCTTGGAATTGACTTTCAAACTGTAGGTGTGGGTGTAGTAACGGCGACGTTGTCCCGAACATCGGGCCAATCCACCATCATTCGTCTTACGTCGATCGGTGGAAATGCTACCGTACTCAACTTGCAACTCCGCGCACGATCCATATCTGTATCGCGTGTTATTCAAACATCTGAATCGGACCCCAATTCGATAACAGTTCACGGAAAGAAAAACTACCCGAACACTATTCCATTGGTCACGGCCAACGATGTAGAAGCTGTGAGCGAAACTATCCTCGCTCACTACTCGACCAGACGGCCTATCATTCGCATGAGAATTGTGGCGTGCGACCCCGCTCACCTAGTACAGATATTTTCTCGTACTCTTTCCGACCGAATTTCTGTCGTAAACGCTGAACTAGGGATGAGCAGTGATTTTTTCATCGAACGTTTGGATTTTGTGGTCAGTAAAATAAACCCGAATACAGCGTCCATGCATGCGGCCGTGTTCGGATGTGAACGTGAGCTACAGCGTCCGCCCAATAATCCATTCACCTTTGACAAAGTGGGTGCAGGATTTAACGACGGTGCGTTCGATCCAATTGCGGCTAACAATCCTGCGAACATATGGATATGGAACTCACAAAATCGATTCGATGTCAACAAGCTAGCGACCTAGGGGGAACGATGATCGCACGTGCGTACATGTACTCCGGCATGTGGGTGGCTGATTGCCCGCGTGGGTGCAACAATACCGAATTGTTGTTTGATAAACGACCTGCACAACTTGAAGTGGAGAAGCACGAGTATCACTGTTCGTACTGCGGGTACGAAACAACCAAAATTGAATGGCCCGCGAACCGAACAGGGATTGAAACCGTGCTCAATCTTCGGCCGATTCCGCACAATCGTAACTGGTACCCGTCCGACCACGACATAGCGGTCCGGTTTCGTGTCCCACACGGGCAGACGATAGATCAACTTCGGGAAGAAAATGCTGAGCACGACGTTCCGACGAGTTAAGGAGACAAACTGTGGCTTGGACAGCTCCAATGACAGCCATTCCGAATACCGTGTTCACGGCTGCCCAGTTCAACACGCACGTACGAGACAACTTGAACGAGACCGCGCCGGCCAAGGCTACGATGGCATCCAGTCACTTTGTCGGAGTAGGACCCAACGAAATCGTTGAGCGTATGTCTCAATCACAAAACATCACGGCCACAGAGTCAACTACGTCAACGTCTTACACGGATTTGGCAACTGTGGGACCTACGGTTACCACGGCTACAGGCAACTCTGCGATTGTGTTCATCCGAGCGGGTATCGAAAATACGATTGTCAATGAGGCATCGTTCATGGCGTTCGATGTAACCGGAGCGTCCAGCCTGCCAACCAATGACGCGTCCGCAATCAACACAGACGGCAATGCTGCGAACTCTCGCGTGCGTATGGGCACCGCGTACATGATTAACTCACTCACTGCCGGAGTGAACATATTCACTGCCAAATACAAGGTGTCCGCAGGTACGGGCGGATTTACCCAGCGACAACTAGCCGTGTTTCCACTCTGAGCAAAAATGATCTAAGGAGAATCATGTCTGTCCCGCTAAGTGCAGATCGATTCATTTCCGCATTGCGTGCGGAGGGTGTCAAAGTAATAGAACACAGATCGTGGCGCACCCATAACCGTAACCACATGGGTCTATGGGGCCCCGTTTATGGAGTAATGATTCACCACACCGCGTCATCGAACACGCTCGGAACCGTAGATCTTTGTTATGATGGACGATCCGATTTGCCAGGACCGTTGTGTCACGGAGTTGTCGCCAAAGACGGAACCGTATACCTAGTAGGAAACGGTCGTGCCAACCACGCGGGTGCGGGGGATGGTGACGTGCTGGCAGCCGTGCAAGACGAACGTGCACTTCCTTTCGACAACGAAAGCGACACGGATGGTAATCGATATTTCTACGGGTTTGAAGCAATTAATTTGGGTAATGGAACAGACCCGTGGCCACGTGAGCAAATCGATGCGATCGTGCGTTCGAGTACTGCTCTATGTCGAGCCCACGGATGGGGCAAAATTGGAGACACTTCTGTGATTGGCCATCTTGAGTGGCGTCCCGGAAAAATTGATCCACGTGGACTCGTCATGGACGATGTCCGCACACAAGTTGCTGAACGACTCCGGCACGATGCCGGATGGAATGGAGACGATATGCCTAGTTATCTTGCTTTGGGTATGACCGAATCGTTCACGCTTGGTTCGGGTGTGTGGACACCCATTGTATGGGACACCGAAGGGTCTGATGAATCTGAGCAACATCGCGACGGGGCTCAAGTTTTCGTCACGGGTGGTTCGCAGTACAACGGAGCTGTGTGGGTATACACAGAAGGTTTGAATGCGGGTGTGCCGTTGTTTGTGCGTCTGGAGTATTGCGACGCGGACGACAACACCGTCAAATACGTACCTTTCTCGGGTTCTTCCGCACCCACGTTGGAACCGGCTCGGCTCGCTTTCCCAATTGTAGGGAGCGTGCCTGCGGGCCAACGAGTGAAAGCGGCCGTGTATCAAAACAGTGGAAATTCAATCTCGGTTCTGCGCGCCGAACTCAGGGTTCAGGTGTGGGCATGAGCGACGCACGTATTCAGTTTCTCATCGAAGAAGCATTGATCCCTTTGCGAGCGGAACTTGCTTCTCTTTGTGAAGAACTCTCTGATCTGCACGCAGAACTACACAACGCTGTTGCAAAGACGCAACAAACAACGCCCAAAATCGCTCTGCGAACCAAATCGTAAGGAATCCCATGCGTGTAGTTGTGTATCCGGCCGATCGATTTGGGTGCGGTTATTTCCGGATGATCTGGCCCGGCGAAGCCGTCAAACGAATGGGCATCGACATAGAGATTATCAACACTCGTGATCGACGTGTTCGGGTACATATGGAGGGAAACACGGTTGTAGATGTAGATGTCGATACAGACGTAGTCGTATTCCAACGACTTACCCACGCGTGGATGTCGCAAGCCGTCCCCATCCTCCGAGCCAAAGGCGTAGCCGTTGTAATAGACGTCGATGACGATCTGCGTTCTGTGCATCCGTCCAACCCTGCGTTCGCTGGAATTCATCCGAAGAACACGGCCACTCATCACTCATGGCAACACCTCAATTTCGCCTGCCGCGAGGCTACGTTAGTCACCGTGTCCACTCCCGCGCTGTTGTCCATGTATGCGTCTCACGGGCGCGGGGTCGTATTGAACAATTATTTGCCATCTGCTTACGACAACCTGTCGCACGCGGATTCCGACCTGATCGGGTGGCCCGCTTCTTATCACAGTCACCCGAACGACCCTGATGCAATGGGCGGTGCAATCGCGCGAATCGTCAGGGACGGGGCACGGTTCACCATGATCGGAGACAGCCAAGGGGCTGGGCGGGCCTTGGGGCTCTCCGCAGATCCCCCCGGGGGCGGAGTACCGCTGGATCGTTGGCCGGGCGCTGTAGCGGCACTGGGGGTCGGTGTCGCACCCCTTGCGGATACCCGGTTCAACGGGGCAAAGAGTTGGCTCAAGCCCTTGGAAATGTGCGCTGCCGGCGTGCCGTGGATAGCTTCCCCGCGCACCGAGTACAGGCGCCTGCACGCCCGTGGGGCGGGTGTTTTGGCGGACCGGTCCCGCACGTGGTACCGAGAGCTACGAAGTCTGCACGGGTCCGTTCAACGGCGCACGGAGCTGTCCGAGGCTGGCCGCGAGGTGGCGCGCGGGTTGCGTTTGGATGATCACGCGTGGCGTTGGGCCGAAGCATGGCAAAAGGCCCTTGACACCCAACGTGGTGTCAAGGACCTTTCGGTTATTTCTTAGCTCAGGTCCCGAAGTTGCCGTTCGAGTTCGCGTACGCGATTGCGTAGTGCGTCGATCTGCGTGCACAACTCGCGCGTCCGAACGAGATTGGTTACTGTGAGAAACTGTCGCCGTTTTGTGTCCAGATGGCCTTTCAGATTGGCATAGTGTTCTACAAGTTCTTCATTGGTCATCATCAATATTCTCCAGCGTCCAAGACAGACCGCATGAAAGACAGACCGCATTGTTTTCTTGAAACGAGATCCGATCGTTCTCGCAACCGGGGCATTTTTTTCGATTGCGCTTGCGAAGTAGTTTCTTCCGAAGATCAGTGGACGTTCCCGCCCACACACCCACGTCCTTGTTTGTCATCGCGCTGTCCAGACACTGAACGTACACGGGACACGCGTTGCAGTACAACTGTGCAGCCTCGTTCGCGCACCCGTTTTCCGACCTACCTGAACTCGGGAAGAAAATAGGATCTGCGGTTCCTCCGCAAGCCGCTTGTTCGTGCCAATCCGAACTACCCATGCGACTTACTCTTTCGTCCAGATTTCTCCGGCGACAGCGACACGACTGTAATTGCCCGGACTTTCGTTCGTCTCTTCAGTTCCGTCCCTGCCCGTGATCAGGGTGCCGAACACCAGACGACCCATGTAGTTGACCTTAGTCACACTCACTTCGGTTACTCGAACGACCTTGCCGTTCGGGTCGGTAACCGTGTCGCCCGGACGTAGCTTGCTTGCGAGACAATCACTGGCCATAATATTTTTCCTCTCGTGGTGGTCTGTCTTTTCAGCGTTCGGAGATCTGTACGAACGAACTCTGGTTTCGCACGGCCGGAGCGTCGTCGCGGTTCAGCTCGCGGTCAATGATTTGCTCGGGAGTCGCGGGCACGGTCTCAGCCGGCACGGTCTCTCGCTCTACCGTGTACGTCATGCGGTGAACCGTGTAGGACGTGATGCGATCAAGGCGCCACGACCGAGACTCCCCGGTCTCGCGATCCATGGCTTTGATGATGACGTTACCCGTCTTAGTCGTCATCACATCGTACGTCTCAATCGTACGAACAGTTTCGGACCCGTCCGCCTTGACGTAGGTGATGGTGACCGGGCGACGCTTGCCCATGGCTGCATAGACATCTGCCAGGGTGTCTGTCGTGTTGGTCGCCTTGCGCATCTTTTTCCTCCGATGTCGATGAGTCCAGTTTAACTAAATCGATCGGTGATGTCAACACATCATGGCGTAGGGCCCGGCAAGGTGGATCGCACCCTTGCCGGGCCCTACTGGTTCGTGCACTTAGTTAAACAGACCTAGTGATCGTCCGCAAGGGGTAGACTGTACACGGGTCGGTTGTCCGAAGATGTCTTGCACACGCACCCATCTGCCACCATGCGGGACAACGCGCCATGGACAGCGGACTTGGATCGACCCGTTTCACGAGACAACTCCGAGACACCGAGCGGACTGTTCGCGAACGCGAGCACCATCCTGATATCGTCCGAAACCGTGGTTGTCCCGTTGTCCATCGGTGCGACCGAGCTGTCCGGGACAGTGGGCAAGCTGTCCGAGGGGCGGTCTCCGGACAGCGGGACTGTCCGAAAGACATCTTCGGACAACCACCTGGCCTTTGATTCGTCAGGCGTGCGATGATCTTCATCCTTGATCAACATCCAACCTGATCCGATCAACGTGTGCGGTGCCCAACCGTTGCTCACGTCATCCTTGTAGACGATCGTTGACTCTTCACTGCTCAACAGCAACAAGCTGATTCGGCAACCGAGTTGCGACCTGATTTCGGTGGGCAGATTGGTTGCCTTCGGATACTGCGTTGCCCAAACAAAGTACACACCGAATGCACGACCTTGCTCGATAACCTGGTAAAGACTTTTGAGCTGCACATCCGTGAAGCCACGGATTAACGCGTTGCCTTCATCAATGATGACTACAAGAGCTCGATCTTCTGGCGTCTCTTTCCAGGACGACGTTTTACGTTCCAGCATCTTGGCTGCACGACGCGGGAACTCGGTCCCGATGAACCACACGACCCTGTTCACCGCATCCGGAACGCTGGTGATCCGCGTCGCCTTGCCCGCATAGTGCTGAGACTCCGTGCCGAACTTGAGATCCCAAATCTCCAAATCCGCGTCTTCTGATTGAATCACATGCGCGCCAATCAACCTCTGTGCGCACGACTTGCCGGAACCAGATGTGCCGAAGATACCGATACGTTGATTGACCGACAGGTGCACATCTTCCCCGAACGGAGTACGACTGATCCACATCGGGTCAGCCAGACGAACACGTCCTTCGGGGATTGTCCACACCACGGATTCGGAAAGCGGATCGTGGGTGATGATTCGAACGATCCCGCTTCCTTTAGTGGGGCCCGGCTTTATTTGGATCTTCCAGGACTCGTCAAGATCTAGCCCGGTTTCGATTTGGCGGACATTGTCCATTGTGGTCTTCAGATTCATTCTGCCACCGAACAGCACGTGCACATCGACACCGAACGGAGTACGACTCAACTTGTCAAGGCCCATTCCGTTCATGCCCCGATCCGCCACCATCTTCGCCCACGCTTCGGGACGCAACCGAGCCATGAGCGAATTCGGAATACCGGTCGCGTCAAAGTCTTCTGCCCACGCGTGCGACCCGGCCACCGGCCCGGCCACGGGAACGCCGACCGGAACAGCGTACGGCGCCAAATCGGACGGCAGGCCGGCCGAGTCGGGTAGGACACTTGGTCCCCACGCGGCCGGCCCGACCGGCTCGGCCGGGGGCACGTCGGGTTGTGTGCGAGTCAGCCGACCCAACATCTTGCGTGGGGGGTACTTGACAGCCAACACGCCCGTCACGATCAAGGAAAGCGAGATGATCCCCTGCGCGCTGATGCCGGACGATTGTCCCTGAGCCAACGCGTAAGCCACCTCTGCCACGCTTACGTTCATCGTTCTGCTTCCATTCGTTCGCCGTGTTCTTCCAGGTCGGATGCCCACGAACGGCCCCCAGAGGGTATCTGGGAGCCGAACGAACGAATCCGAGCCGGACCCTAGAGGATGCCCGCCACGACACCACCGAGGGTGTCTACGGCGGGCCCCAGGCCTTGTGCTGCCCAGCCCGCGACCCCGCCCGACAGTCCGAGGCAGATGCCCGCGAGAACCGGCAGCAACAGGTCTGAACGCCGCGCCGATTTGTTGAAGACGATCGCGGCCACCACCACCACGGTTATGATTAGAACCACGGCGTGACCGGGGTTCTCCAACACGAGGCTGGTGGTTCGGGTCGTGTTGACATCGTCACCGCCCACCCCGCGCTCAATGGCCACCCGGCCTACGTGGTTGGATCCCCAAAGTGCGAAATTTGCGGCGCCACCCAACACCCCACCCGTGCTCAGAATCAACAGCATTCCGTAGCTGGCGAGTGGAACTGTCGGAAGAACCAACGGACGCCAACTGCTTTTGAACTTGTCGCGGAATCGTTTTCCGGACGACTTGGCCCACCACCATTGCGCTATGTGCCACGCCATGATGCCAAGACCAACGGTAAGTCCGCCCAAAGACACGGATCCGTTGTCGAACGCTTCCATTTTTCCTCCTTTCAATGAATGGCCGAATAAACAACCAATGATGCAATCAGACCGAGACTGACGCCTAAAACCAGCGCGATTTTTGCTTCGGTCCAGTTCTTGTGTGCGTCTCGCAGAGCAAAGAGAACGATTGTCGTGATCAGGATCCAGACGCCGAACATGCCCGTCGTTCCTCCCTGCACAGCAACCACACAAGACCGGAAACGATCACGGATGCCCACGCGGGCAAGTTCGGCATGTCGAACGCGACAGCACCCACGTGTGTCCCCAAAGACGCACCCAAGGGCAGCCACATGGCGACACCTGGACCGTACGCGCGTTCCAAATCGCACAGTGTGCGCGTGTCCGCAACGAGCGCCATGGCGCCGCACGCGACCGGACCGAAACCCGCTGCTTCGGCCATTCGATACTGAGCCGACGCGGCCAAGTCCACGCCCACGTTGAGAATCAAGCATCCGACCAACGGTGCCGCGATCACGATAGGTTCCACGTGATATGAGCCACCAGCACAACCAGGTTGAGTATCGCGCCCCACGGAACTACAGTCGATGCAATGTAGAACCAAACAGAGCTGTCCATGATTCCTCCGTTCCTATGTTCTCGTAGCGTTCCCGGTCGTGAACCGACGTCTCCCCGAAGGAAAAGAACGCTTCCCTAGTCTACAGTTTCGCAACTTGTACACCAGTCATGCGGTCAAATTTTACCGAAGATTTAGATCGTTCAGTGCGCGAAGCCACGACTTGTTGAAGGTGTCCAACTTAGTGTCCGGACCGTATCGACCCAAGACGAGATCCCACGCGTCCGACTTGGACAGCCCGGGGAACTCGGTGTGCAAGTCGCGGATGTACGCACGGACAGACAACTTGTCCGTGTGTCGTACGTGGCTGCCTTGTCCGATTGTCCGACTGTCCTGTCCGATTGTCCGACTGTCCGGTTCGGTGTCCTGTCCGATTGTCCGACTGTCCTGTCCGATTGTCCGACTGTCCGGTTCGGTGTCTTGTCCGATTGTCCGACTGTCCGGTTCGGTGTCCTGTCCGATTGTCCGACTGTCCTGTCCGATTGTCCGACTGTCCGGCTCGGTGTCCTGTCCGATTGTCCGACTGTCCTGTCCGATTGTCCGACTGTCCGGCTCGATGTCCTGTCCGGAGACAAGTTGTCCGATTGTCCGACTGTCCGGCTCGGTGTCCTGTCCGGAGACAAGTTGTCCGATTGTCCGACTGTCCGGCTCGGTGTCCTGTCCGACTGTCCGACTGTCCTGTCCGGAGACAAGTTGTCCGACTGTCCGGTTGTCCGTCGAGGTGAACATGGCAGCCAACGCGGTGTCTGCCCCGTCCGTCATCCGATCGCGCTGTACCACCACCAAACGTGCGCCGAGATCGGAATCCCCCGTGCCAACGCGCTTGGCCAACTTCCATGCCTTGAGTTCGGACCGAGACCGCTCTTTGGCGCGCGGGTGTCCGATTGCGCGCGCACGCTCGTAGGCAAGACGCTGCATAACTTCCGCGTTCTTACGCTGCACTTCTGCGTCAATGCCCGTGCGGTAGACCACGATTCGACGCGCAAGGAGGCCAAGCCCCTCCGCAGAGACGCACATGGCGAGTGGGGTAACTGCGAACACCACAGACTCGACAAAGGTTTTTGCCACAATCGCGCCCGTGGCAGACGCTGTCGCGGGAAGCATCCATAGGCCAATTCGCACCGCAGTCGGCGAAGGCTGTCCGAGCATTGTCAATCCGACCATCACCAGTGCAAGAACCAATGTGACGCCTTCGCCGGCTGCCACTACACCGATTGCTGTTGCCGACCGGTCGAACACGCTCGCGATGTTGGTGTACGTGCCCCACCCACCAAGCGATCCGAACACCACCATGGGAAGGGTGGCCGTGATCAGTACAACGATCTGTCCCCAAGTGAAGTCTGTCTTTGTCTTCATCGTTTTCTTCCTCTCTGTCTTGAGGACAGTTTAACTAAATCGAACTGTCTTGTCCAGTCCTGTCCGGTTGTCCTGTCCGGTTGTCCTGTCCGGCTGTCCTGTTCAACTGTCCTGTCCGGCTGTCCTGTCCGGCTGTCCTGTCCGGCTGTCCTGTCCGGCTGTCCTGTCCGACTGTCCTGTCCGGCTGTCCTGTCCGGCTGTCCTGTCCGGCTGTCCTGTCCGGCTGTCCTGTCCGGCTGTCCTGTCCGGCTGTCCTGTCCGGCTGTCCTGTCCGGCTGTCCTGTCCGGCTGTCCTGTCCGGCTGTCCTGTC